TTCTTGCCGTAGAGCGCAAGCCCGTGTCCCATTGCTCTGGCGTTAGGCCCGGTGATCTCGATGCGCTCGCTCTTCTGAATCTTGTCGATGATGTCCTCCCGGCTCCAGTCAGCCCCCAGGAACATCATTCCTTTTTGAATGGTGGTGTGGATCTCGTCGCCGTCCGGCAGAAGGCTTATGGCCTCGTCGGCGTTGATAAAGCGTCTCTCTGCCATCTCATTTCCCCCTTTTCTGCTTAAACGGGCGGCTGATTTGCCACCGGAAAGAGAGACTGTCAAACAGACCCCAGAGGAAAATCGCAAGGTAGATGGCCACGGCTATGATTTCCGGCAGCACCACCTGCCACCAGGGCCACTCAATCTTGCCCAGCAGTTTCAGCACCACAAAGGCAACGGTCAAAAGCTCCGTAATTCCCATCGTCAACCCTCCGGTGCAAAGTCCACGATCTCCCGCAGCTTGTCCCGCCACCTGGGGTCGATTTCCTCCCTCGGCACGTCCACACGGACCACCTTGCCGTAATTGAGACCGCTCACCGTGGGGCAGATCAGGATATCCCCGACCTTCACGTTCAGGTCCGTCTCATAGCTGTACGGTCTGCCGCCGTACTGGTTGTCCTTCTTTCGCAGGACCACTTCCACGATCATTCTTGCTTCATCCTTTCTTTAATAATTTTGGTTCGCCGTTTCGCAACGGCAGGGTTCCATCCGCATTTGTCGCAGTTCTGCTTCCTCTCGCAGATCACGCCCAGTCTTTCCTGGTGGAACTTGCAGAAGAAGCGTCTCCGCGCCTCCTGCGGCAGCTGCTCGTCCGAGATTCCGGGAATCATATCCCGCAAACTTACCACCTCTTCCGTGTTTTGGTTACGATTTCGTATCTACCGGGTCAAAAAAATCAGCCGGGAAGCACCAGCGATGCGGGCGGGATCCGTCCCGTGGTCAGATAGCCCATGAATTTCTCCTCTTCCTTTGCCAGCCACGCCAGATCCTCTTCATAGTCCTCTCTGGGAAAATAGTAGGGCTTCAGCGTGGCAGAACCGTCATCGTGCAGAAGCAGCGCCCACAGCCATGCGAAGGAATAGCCGGTGGCCAGCATTTGGTGAAGCACCTGGCAGAAGTAGTCCTGCGGGACCTTCCCGTTCCAGTCTTCCCGCTCCCGTTTGTTCATGCACTCGGCCTTCTTGATTTCCAGGATGCCCATGTCCCCGGTTGCCCGGTCCGTCAGTTCACCGTCCAGCGTGGCGAAGCACCAGGGTCGCTCTGTCTGGTGGTAGATATCGTAGGGCCGGTGTACGACCTCCAACTCCGGGTGCATGGCTGCGAACAGCTCCCGCATGGGGCCTTCGGTTTTCACGCCAAGCTGGACATAATCTAAGCCGGACAAGTCCTTCGCCATCGCCCTGCCGCTTTTCTCTCGCCAGAGCTGCACCACACTCTTCCGCTTCCCCAGGCCAACCGCCGTGGCTGCGTCAGACCCACCGATGCCGCGGATCTCGCCACGCGCCGCCAGCCACTCTTCACGGGAATTATAAGGTAAAACTTCAAGGCTCATACAGAACCTCCGGCGATTCCGGAAAAGGTATCCAGTGCGTAACTTCACCGATTTCGCCTGCTTCGGATTCCCAGCCAAATTCATCATCCGAGTATACGCAATACCAGCCGATTTCTGGCTCTCCGTTGTGCAAAATGAGAACCTTATCGGACGAAAACCAACCTGCAATTCCGATATCGGAACCGTCTTCAAAATGAAGTCCTGGGAGTTTTTCTGTTACCGGAATCCATCTTTGCACTTTCAGCAAATCTTCATACTTGCGCTTCCATGTGAAGGAAAGATTGCTGAGATATTCAATCGCAGACGCGGCATCTAAATATGTCTTTATCTTTCCGTCCTTCTTCGACGCATCAGCTAAGTCGTATAGTTTGGAAACAAGCTCGTCATACATCTGTCCCAACCTCCGGTTTATCCGTCTCAGCCACAGTCTGCGGCTTCGCGGAGTATTCAACCACGTCCGTCGCCTTGCCGTCGATTTTGATTTTCTTCACGGTGACCGTGTACCCAGCTTTCAGAAGCAATGTGGCCAGATCCAGCCGCTCCTGCCGGGTCAGAGTCCCCCCGTTCTGCGCGTAGATTTTCAAAGTCTCACTCCTTCCCGTGATGCCAGGACCTTCTCTGCCACGTCCTCCACGCGGTAAAGCCTGCGGCTCCCCACGCACACGGCTCCCAGGTCCCGTAGCCATTCATAAGCGGTGGCCCTCCCGCATTTGAGAAGGTCCCGCACGTCCGCCGGAGTCATCAGCAGTCCGTAAGCTTCCGTCAGGCCTGCCGTCATGCTCGCCAGCGCAGGATCAACCTTCATGACCGCAACACCTCCTTCATCACGTCCGCCATCTGGCAGATGCCGCGAATCTCGCCCAGCGTGGCGATCCTCATGTTCTCCATGCTTTCGTCTTTGTCGGTGAACTCATACAGTTCCGAAACCATCTCGCCGATCAGGCGCAGCGCGTTGTAATCGATGTTCTCATAGCTTATCTTCATGCTCATTCCTCCGGTTCGATATCAATGTAATACTCGATGTACGCTCCGCAGTTTTCGCAATGGTAAACTTGCACGATTCCCGCGCCATCAATGCCATAGTCCTCGTAGGGAAAATCTGAATCCAAATACACGCTCCTGCTTAAACAGTGGAAGCATTCAAACATTCACTCGCCTCCTCTGCCGGGATGATGGTGGGAGCGTTCTCAAGCATATCCTCAACGCAATACCACTCTGTAGAGATTTCTTGACTGCTTGACATGAACGAACACGAATACTCCCGACCGTGCTTTTCCATTGTTCGCTGTGCTTTTTCAAACTCTTTCATCAACGCATCCCGCTCTATCAAATCCCCATGCGGCGGGACGAGGACGAGAGGACACCAGTCCGGTCTGTCTTTTATGCCATATCGGTATTCCGGGTAAAGGTGTCTCCCTCGGCAAGCCGTACACCAGCTATCTTCACCGTCCATGAGCCAACATTCGGCACATCTTGTCGGCATCTCCATGCCATTGATTAAGATGCTCACACAAGTCCCTCCTCTCTAAGCCAATCGGTCAATTCTTCGTACTCAGCGCAAGTCAGCTTCATGGATGCTTCTAAAAGCATGGCTTCTATCTCATGCTTGTACTCTTCAAGGCTCATGCTCATTCCTCCTCATCCACAAGTTGACTCTTTATGCTCTCATATAGATCGGAAAAGTTTTTGTTCCATTTGCGGATTCCTATAAATGCCACAACAGCCAGTGCCATCCACATAAGAGCCGCTATTGTTTCAAACATCTCAGCCATCAGCTTTCCTCCATCTCAAACACTTTTTCTATCCGCTCAACTTGAACATCAATTTCACCGGCAACAAAACACGGTGCCAGAGAATCGGCTGCCATCCTCAATCTGCGTACCGCAGAAATGACTTCCTTGTAATCATCTTCGCTCATCATAACCACTTTTTTCATCAGCTTTCCTCCCTCGTGTCTCCCGGCTTAAGATGTCGAATGCCCATGATGACATATCCATCCATAAGGCCGTATTTCTCCGCATTCTGCAAGATGTAAGTTACCTTGACGCAGATAGCAGAGCCTGTGTATTTCTCCCCGTCCCACTCTCGCAAGACAAGAATGTCTCCGCGCTGATAGTCCCTGTCATCTTTCCGCAGTTCAAAGGTCTTGATGCCATCCCACACGGCCTGAAAATACTGCGGGAGAATTTTCAGTTCATGCTTTTTCATCGTTTGCCTCCCTCATGTCCCGAAACGTGTACTTGTAACCCTTTGTGCTTCCTCTGTTGCATGACATTCTGACGGCGGCTTCGCTTATCCCCAAGTCTCTCGCCGCTTTTGCCACGCTGTCATAGACAACGCCTGTTTCAAGGCAGACAACGCGCCTCCCAACAAACCCTTCATCGTAATGCTGATACAGACTGTCGGATATTTTCTTCTTGTGTTCCTCGGTATGCGGCACTCCAACGAGTTTTTCCCTCTGCCGTTCTCTTGCCGTGCCATAGTTCACATTGTATTTGTGCGTACACCATTCCAAATTTTCTACCTTGTTGTTTGTACCATCCTCGTCTTTGTGGTTGATGATAGGTAGATTCTCAGGATTCGGAATAAATGCTTCTGCTACCAGACGATGCACATACTTTGTCTTATACTGACCGTCTTTGTAGAGCGAAACACTTTTATAGCAAGTGCCGTTCCCCTTCTTTGCGTGTTGTTTCATTACAACGCCATCCGCATTTGTTACTTCCCCATCATTTGTGACGAAGTATAACCCTTCATATCCGACAACGGGTTTTCTCACCACAGGCCGCACATCGGCGGCGGGGAGACCACGAATGACGAACAGATCAATCTGCCTCTGTGCGTTTTTCTGTTTGCACTCTTCCAGAGTAAGGCACATTGACATTGTTACAGGCTGACTAAATACCTTTTCGGCCGCCTCGCGGGAGATGTAGTCAGAGTTTGCCATGCCAGCCCTCCCACTCTTCCTTCTTCCAGTACCCTTCCGGGAACGGAAGCTCCAGGATGCGGCAGACGTGCTCCATCACGCAGGGAGACCATCGCTCACCGTCGCAGACCTTCGCAATGTATCCCTGGCAGTAATGGCGGCCTGCCGCCTCGTTGATCCGGTCCATGAGCTCTTTGCTGCTCATGTCCTTCTCAATCAGCCGCTTCCGCACTTCCCGTCGGAACGGCGTCCATTCCTTTGCCATCAGATTTCCTCCTTCCTTTTTTAATATTGGTAGTTGACAAATTCTGATTTCTACGTTATTATAGTTACGCAAGCGAAACTTAACGTAATGAATCAGCGTACTCATAATAACATAGGCAGTTACGAATTGCAATCCCCATTAGGTACGAAAACGTAACTTCAGCAGAATAGACAAAAAGGAGGGGCAAGATATGAACGAATTGTACAACAGGATTGAGGCCATCGCCATTGAGCGCGGGATGTCGGTGTGGGCGGTCTGCCAGAAGGCGGGAGTAGCCAGCCCCAGGCTCACGGCCCTGAAGAAGAACCCGGACGCACGGCTCGGCGCGGCCAACATGAAGAAGATCGCGGACGCCCTGGGCGTATCGGTGGACCGCCTGCTCTACGGGGAGGATGACCCGGCCCGCCTGGTCCACGTCAACCTGGACAGGAAGATGCCCGACATGAGGGAAGTATTCGCCAAGTTCACGGAACGCGAGCTGGTATACTGGATCGCCGAGATGACGGCGGAGCTTCAGCGGCGCAAGAGCGCGGAGGAGGAATAAGAAATGCGGCGCGTATACCGCGACGATACCGGCAAACGGCATTGGGTGCGGGGCGAAACCGAGCAGGAGCTTGCCGATAAGATTGCTTCTATAAAGGAAGCGGTGAAGCGCGGTGAGGACCGGCTGGACGGGAAGATGCTGGTATCGGTCTGGGCAAAGACCTGGCTGGAGCAGTACATCGACCCGAAAGCCAGGGAGCCGGGGGAAGCGAAGAAGCGCGGCACGATGACGGCCCAGAGCTGCCGGATGTACCATGCCAAGCTGGACGGGTATATCCTCCCGGCCATCGGAAAGATGCGAATGGCGGAAGTGAAGGACGTGCATCTCCAGCGTCTGCTCAACGCCCAGGCGAAAATGTCGGACTCCCATGTCAAAAAGTGTCGGATTGTCCTGGAGGCCATGTTCCGGCAGGCGTACAAGAGCAGGATCATCCCGTGGAACCCGGCGGAGGACCTTACCCTTCCGGCAGCGGACGCGGGCAGGAGGAGAAGCCTGACGGACTATGAGCGCGAGATTCTGCTTCAGGTGGCTGCCACGCACAAGCACGGGCTATGGATTCGGTTCCTTCTGGCCACGGGCATCAGACCGGGAGAGTCGGCCCCGCTCCAGGTGCGGGACCTCATCTTTGACGGCCCCCAACCGCGAGTCCTTATTTATAAGGACATCGAAGGGGGAACGAATGATACGGTCTCCGCGCCGAAGACGGCAGCGGGAGAGAGAACCGTGCCGATCCCGGCTGATCTGGTGGAGGGTCTGAAAACAGCCGTGAAGGGGAAGAAACCGGACGCTTATGTATTCCCGGCCCCGGACGGTGAGAGCATGGTGACGGCCAGCGGGATGGCAAGCAGGTGGAGGAGTTTCCGCTATGCGATGGATCTTGCAATGGGTGCGGAGCACACGCCAGCCGGTCACATATACGACCCTGCGGATCTGCTGCCGAACGGGAGGCCCAAATACCCCGATCCCCAGAATCCGAAACTCCCCCGGGACGGCCACCGGATAGCCCCGGACCTCTGTCTATACTGCCTGCGGCACACTTTCTGCACCGACCTCCAGCAGAAGGGCGTTCCGCTCAACACTGCGAAGTACCTCATGGGCCACACCAACATCTCAGTGACCAGCCAGATCTACACCCACCCAGGCGACGCCGAGGTGATCGAAGCCGGAAGGCTCATCGACGCAGCTGCCAGAAAAACGAGTTGAATATAAAAGTGGATCTCATTTCTGACGCACCCCGTCCAGGGGCCATGTCACGGAATGAAATCCACTTTCCTTATTATAATCGGCCGAAGGCCCGCGCAAAATTTTAAAAACGGCCCCCAGGGTCTACCACAGATTTAGATACGCGTCTCACTACGCTTCCGTATCTTTTCGGAACCAGATTATTATACCATTCCGGATAGTTACGTTCCGGTCTGCTGTGCCAATACTGTGCCGTACCTATGCTCCAAAACCCGCTATCCCTTGCGCCCCAAGGCTTTCCGGTTCTCAAACCGAGGTCTGCAAATCCTCGATTCCCCAGTTCAAATCTGGGTGGCGCCTCCAACTAAAACATAGAAAAACTACCAGAATTCAGCTGAAATGCTCGTTTTCTGGTAGTTTTTCTTATCTTTTACCTTTTCTATTACCCGAAAAAATAGATACGCAAAGTTCCGGTTCGGTACGGAATGGTATGCTCCGTCTGTGCCAGGGCTGTGCCACCCCAAACCCGCAAAGCCTTGAAAACACTGAACTTACGAAAGCGTACTATCTGGCACTGTGCCACGGCACAAGGCGGCACACGATAATTCCGGTTCTGATTCGGTACGCTCCCGCAGCTTTTTCTCTCGATGCTTTCGTACCCTCGCCCGCGTCAGCTCCCGGCGATGCCGGATCTCATACTCTTTCGGCGTCAGCATGGCTGCGCCTCCCGTCTGAGCCAGTCGAGCCATGCCTTATGCTGCGGATTGCTGCTGTCATACATTGAGACTACGGGATGATCCGCAAGCCATGCTGCCAGCTCCTCATCGCTCATGCTCCTGATGCGGTCAGCGTTGGTCTGCTTCGGCTTCCGCTTTTCCCAGTTCGCCCAGCAATGGTCGCAGATTTCTTCATCTGGATCATCGCAGAATCCCGGATTACAATCAGGCGGACAGCCTCGTTGCTTTTCCCTCGAACGGATTTCTGCAACACGCTGGTCAACCTTGGCGATTAACTCAGGGTTTCCTTTTCGCAGTTCTTCCCAAACCGCGTCAAATGAATTGTCGCTATACGCCATCACTCGCCCTCCATCAGCTCCATCCGCAGGTCCGTGTTCCCCGCGTCCACTACACTACAGACTTCCATCACGATCTCCATGTACTCCGCGTCCAGATCAGCTTCAAATCTTAGCCAAGAGGCAGCTCCGCCGTTCTCCAAGCTCTTGTACACCAGGATCCCTATCCCGACCAGCCGCAGGGCTTCCTCTAAACTGTATTCCTTCTCAGCCAAGTCTCCACCCCCTCCCTTCCATTATACAAACCCGTCAAGGGGTAAATATCGAAATGTGTGGGCCGAAGGCCAAAATATCTATCGAAAAATGTGAGACGGGGAAAAGCGAGAGGAGAAAAGGGAAAAATCAGAAAAGCAGAGCGAGAGAACGGAAATAAAACAAGATTTCAGAACAGAGATGGAGGATGAGGTGCTGGGGTGCGGATCGCTGTGGAGCGCTTTGCTCCAATTCTGGAACTATCCCCGGCCCCGGCCCCGGTCCCGGCCGGATCCGGTCCCTTCCTGGATCTTTTCCGGCCGTCAAACTTGCGTCAAATCAGCATTTCACGCAAGTATTGCGGCCCCGGCAGCCTTCCGGCCTTCCTTCCCGGCCTTCCGGCGTCGTCTTCCGACCTTCCCCGGTCCCGGTCCCGGCCTTCCCCCGTCCCGGCCTTCCCCCGTCCCGGCCGCGTCTTTCCCGGCAGCCTTCCACGCGCGATATGGTCCCGTAACGCGAGACGCGGCGCAGCACTCACCTATTGCTTCCGCGCGTCGTCGCTTTTCTTCCTTCCTTCCCTGCCTTGCATGGTCCCGGCCTGCTGCCTTCCTTCCCCGGATCCTTCCCTATTGTTTCCGGTCCTTCCTGCCTTCCTTCCTTCCTTCCTGACGTGGTCGCGGATCCATGGCAGATTATAAACCTATCTTTTAAGTGGGTTATTACATCAGATCAACATTTGAGTCTCATATACCCACTTTTTCAATAGGTTTATTATACCTATATATGTGATATCTATAGAGAAAAGAGAAAACAAGCAAAGAGAAAAGACGTGTTTTCCTTCCTGACGCGTCACGGAGCCCGCAGCAGCGTTTTCCCGGTCCCGGTGGTATCCGTATACGGTTAAACACTATCTTTCGCCCTGCGCCTTCCTGCGGCCGTATAACGGCATATGCCCATATGAGACGCGGAAACGGTCCCGGCGTCGTCAGTGGTCCCGGATCCGGTCCCGGCAGGCAGCAGGCAGCAGGCAGCAGGCAGCGAAAAGGGACCGGTCCCTTTTGGGGATCCGGTCCCGGATAAAAGGAAGACGCCGGGATCTTTCCCGGCGTCGTCTTATATCAGTTCGGATATCAAATATACGCGTCTCTGTATCTCTTCCGGCCGGATCTCTTCCGGCCGCGTCAACCATGCCAAAAAGCGCTTAAACATCAGCTTTCCACCCTTTCTCTATGAACTATCACCTGGGACGGGATCCCGGGATAAACGCGAGCTAAAAACCGGCGGCAGGCGTCGACATCTCGCAATACGACGCGGTCCCGGATCCGGTCCCCGTTTCGCAGGTTTACTGCTGCCTTCACAATATACGGGGATCCCGGGAAAGAGTGTATCACGGCATTGTCAACCATTGCTTTCCCCCCTTACCAAGATCTCGAAATCATAGCGCGGATCCGGCCGCGTGGAATGTGCGTTTTCGGTCCCGTCGGACCACAAGACCCGGTATACGGTCCCCCAAACCGGGACATCTTCCTGAACCTCTAAGACGCGGAATGCTTTATGCCAATAGCCGCAAAAATAGAGCTTTCCGGCCTGCCATGTTTCGCCGGGAACCAATGGGCGGAAGCTCGCGCCGGGATATTCCCGGCGCAGCTTTTCCGCGTCATATCTATTCAAAATCATTGCTTTTCCCTTCCTTCCCATTATCGCAGCAGTTCAGCGATGTTTGCGCCTTCCGGCCATGTCCCATTGTAGCAGGAATAGCCGCATTCCCTGCACTTTTTGCCATTGCACTCCATAGCACCGGCCGCCATTGCTGCCTGCACTTTTTCCGGCGTGCTGTACACCGTAAACGTATAGTCGAAATACTCCGGCCGCGGCGCTGCTTTATCGATAAACGGACTCGAGCAAATAAGGATCAAGTTTGAAGGCTTGCCATGTTTCCGGCAGGCGCGGATATATCCGGCCGTATTTTTCGCCCATGCGGAAACGCGGCAGGCAGGATGAGCAGCAGCAAACAATACCATGTTTTCGGCGTAAATATCGCCGGAACTATCGCCGGAACTATTGACGCGCGCCAGGCCAAAAACCGGGACCGTCGCGAGCTCTTCCACCGTGAAAAGGACCGACGACATGATAATCAAATTCAAAGTATGCCTTGCGAGCGCCGCGAGTTTAAAGCCTTCCTGCCGTACATCATAGCAGGATCCGCAAATGCACTTTTTCTCCGGATGCGCGGCGGCATATTCCCTCATTTTGCGGCAAAAGCTGCAATTTGTGGCGCTGCTATCGAGTGAAAAGATGCCCTCAATTTTCCCTGATTCATGGAAGGCCACGTTATAAATCCGGAGCAGTTCCAGACGTTCCGCGGGCGTCAGCTTGTCAGCACCGGCCGCGAGTAATTCGAAAACGCGGCGCGCGTCTCTTTCCAGTCTTCCCGGCTTGCCGGTTTTGCTGATTTCTACCGGGATCTCATAACCGAAAACATCGAGAACGCGGTATTTTTTGGTTTTGGTCGTAAACTCGCGGACCACGCGCGGACCTGCCGCGCGGATCTCTTCCGCGAGCTCTTTTTCAGCTTCCGCCGCAAAGATCTTTTCTACCTCTTCCGCGAGCTCTTTTTCAGCCTCTTCCGGGATCTCTTCCGGGATCTCTTCCGGCGCGGGCTCAAACTTCATCATAGCGCGGGCGGTCTGGTTTAAGTGGGCCTTGTGCATGGAATGGGCATAAATCCCGGCATGGTTTGCAGTCTCTTCATCCATGGCGCCGTCGATCCCGGCCGCCCATGCAGCACAACCGGCGTCGATTCGCCCGTCCCATGCAGCGCTATTAATCATGGAAGCAATAACGACGACGGCGGTATCATAACCAACCTGCTTCACAAACGCGGCGACGGTTTCCGCGGGGCGCTTGCCGTCGATCATGTCGATAACCTGCTGATTCTCGAGCGCCTGAACGGCGTTACGCAGGTTTTCGAAATGCTCGCGGGCTTCCTTCCGGTTCTCTTCAAACATGGCGCGGTATTTGTTCATATCAAACATTGTCTTTCCCTTCCCGGCCTCCCGGCCTGCTGTTTTTGGTTTGGTTTTGTTTCCTCTTGACGTCTCCCATTATAGAGGACGGTTAACCGCTTTGCAATATGGCAAAATACCAAAAATTCACGGTTAACCTTGTAGCAATATGCACAGGTTAACCGTCATTATGCCCAAAAACCGGCCGCGCGTTTATGCTTTCCCGGTCCCGGGACCGATCCAGGACCGATCCGGGACCGATCCGGGACGGGCGGCCGGTCCCCTCCGGGCGGCCGGTCCCCTCCGGGCGGCCGGTCCCCTCCGGGCGGCCGGTCCCCTCCGGCTGCCGGACCAGTCCCGGAGCGGGTCGGGCCCGGATTTTTCCCCCCGGATCGGGCCCTGATTATCCCCGCGTAACGTGCGCCTGTTTCGTTCCCGCGTAACGTGCGCCCGTGGTTTTCGCCCCGCTGCCGATAGTTCGATCAGTATGGTCCGATCAATCAATCATCAATTAGTCTGCTATCAATCAGCAATCAATCAGCAATCAATCAGGCCCAAGAGCCGCACCATGCGCTCGATCAATTAGGGTTTTTCTTCGCGTTTCCGTTCCCAGGCGCAGGATCTCCTCCCGTTCCCGGCTCCGCCTACACGACCGGTAGCGCTTGCGGCACTTGCTCCAGATTTCCCGGTAGCGTCCTCCTCCCGTCCGCCCCGCGCATCTCGCGCAGATTTCCCCGCAGATCCTTCTCCCGGAAACCGGCCCCGGCCCCGTGGGGGACTGCACAAAAACGCACCGGGAGCCACAGAACCGCTGCCGGGGACCACAGAGGTCCACACAACAATGCCCGGGAACCACACAAAAATCCCCGGGAACCACACGAAAGCTCCCGGGGACTGCACAATTATTCAACTGTCAGGATCTGCACGCCTGCGGCGGAAAACTGCAAAAAAATAGCCGGGGATCTCTCCCCGGCTAAACGCCTTCTGTTTTATTCGTTCGTTTCATCCATCGCGGCGCAGGTCTCGAACCAGGGGCACTCCCTGCACGCTCCCTCCCGGAGGATCCCGTCCTGCGCGATGTGCATAGCGCTCCAGCCGGAGTAATCGTCAAAGTACGGATTGACGCGACGGGCGATCTTTTCGATGGTCTCGGGATCGTCAAGATTCTTGGCCGGAACCTCTTCCCCGTCGATCATGGCCCCTGCGAGTTTGCCCTCGTTCACAGCAAAAGTGGTGTTTCCGTCAGGGCTGAAGAAAGGCTTGCACCAGCCCAGGTTTTCGTCCTTCTCGCGCATGGTATCGCGGACCGTCTCCGGCTCCGCGTTATAGCCCTCGGCGGAGAACTCCAGGACCATGCTCTGGTCAAATTCCCCGTCTTCGTCATACCAGACTTGCTCGATCCATGCGATCTCCCCCCGGAGGATCCAGATTGTCATGCCCTTCTCGGCGCGTGTGCTGCCGTAATTGGCATAGTCGCGGCGGAAGGCCTCGCGGGCCTCCTCCTCCGTGTCGTAGCTGGCCTCCGTGGTGGGGTCGAGACTGTTGCTTGTGATGCGCGTGTCACAGGACAGGTAAGTGTCAAAAACCTCGTCGGCGGACATCGTGGGGACGCTGTCGGGGCGGATCCCGAACCGGAACTCGAAAGAATCGGTTTTGATTTCCCACCGCACGTCCGACTGGAAGGAAAGCTGCTCTTTAAGGGTCTCCAGATCCATGTCCCACTCGCGGGCAAGGCGCTCGGCCTCCGCCTCGGTGATGACGGTATCCTCGGTGGTTTCGCTGCCCCATGCAGACAGAAACTCCGGCTTGATTTTGTAGGTTTTCATCGTTTGCTCCTCCATTATTATTGTTTTGATTTGATTTTACACCGGCTCCGCAGTGATTTCAAGTGTACCCGGTCAGGTGTCCAATAATCAGGACTTCCATTTTAGATTGCTCCCGGCAATCATGCAGAAACACAAGAGCTCTTATGTTCCTGCATCAGCGCCGGAGGCGCTGGTGTTTACCATTAGTCCTCCTTTTTGATAATCTCAGCCCCATAAAGCTGGCTGGATGGGCAAGCGTAAATCCATTGGCCGGTCTTGTTGTCCCGGATTGTGAAGCATAGGGAGGACGCCCCAGTCGGGTGGACTCCCGTCACGGTGTATTCGTCACCGTAGTCAAACCGGAGAACGTCACCGACTTTCACGTCGTGCTTTGTAGACCTGTTAAGTTTCACCGAGATCACCCCCTCACTTTTTCGTATACCATAACCTCGTCGTCGAGGACCCGGTCGAAGACGAAGTACCGCTTCCCGGTTTTGCAGTCCTCCAGATAGTTGCCGTCCTCATCGGCAAAGACCGCTGTGATGTCTCCCTTGCAGGTTTTCCAGATCGCGCCGGAGCGGATCAGGCGGTGAAGGTACACTTCCTCAAGAGACCCGTTTTTGTCAAGGCAGTTGTTCAAATACTGCCCGAAATTGACTCCGTCATAGGACTCAGGATCCTCCTCGCGGAACTGCTCAAAGTCCCGCAGGACCGTGTCGATGCTGTAGATCTCATCGTTTTCGATGTTGCGGAAAAATCTGATGCTCATTTATTCCACTCCTATTCAATTTAATGTCTGGGCTTTGCTGCCCTTGTCGAGTATTACTATAACAAACGGTTTACCGCTTTTCAAGTGGCAAAGATGTACAAATCTCAGCGGTTAACCTTGTGCAATTTGTATATTGTTAACCGTAGCACTGTATGCTATAATGCCGTGAGTAAGGGAGGTGTCTTTATGCCCGTGCCCAAAACCGGCAAGAGATCCGAAAAGCAGCGGCAAACGCTGAACCGCTACCAAAAAGAGAATTATATAGTAATAGCGGCCAAAATTAAAAAGTCTGACGCGGAACGACTCCGCGCAGCGTTGGAGCAGGAAGGTCAAACCGTAAACAGCTTTCTGACTGCCTGCGCCATGACATATTTGGAGGAGCACCCCGCGCCGGAGCTCCAGGCCGAACCTGAGGAATAATATAGTATAGCCGGGGCGGATCCGTCCCGGCCTGCTGTCGTTCCTTTGCTCCATGCCTTGGGCGTACTATGCCCTGTTGGTCATTTCCCGGGGAGATCTCCGCCGGGGACCTGCTGACGCCAGGACCATGCCCTTTTTCCAGGAGGATCTTGCCCTTTTTCAGGGGAGGACCATGCCTTGCACGCCCCGGCCCCGGTCCAGGGGAGGATCTCGGGGTAGACCGGACCTGCACCGGCCGCCGACCTGCGGCCCCGGCCGACCCGGCCGCCCCGCGGATCCGGCCCACCGGCTGCGGCGACCGGCCCCCGCGATTTCCCCCCAGGTTTCCGGCAGGGATTTCCCCCGTAACCCGCGCGGCGGGTGATTCCCCCGCTCATAACGCGAGGCCGCGCCGTTCGCCGCGTAACGCGATTTCAATCAATCACAGGAATATGAAATCAACTATTTTCATGCAAGTACGTTTGCATAAAACCGTGGAATTTTGCAATATAACTTCGATTTTTGCAAAATTTTCGCAAAAACCGCGTTTATATTTTCAATTTCCGCTATTATCAGTCAACTGCGGGTCAACGAAACCACTGCCCCTCGGACGCAAAAAGAGCGCCGCCCCTGGTCTGGGAGCGACGCTCGTTCAATTTGGTCATTTTCCTTTTCAATTTGGTCATGTGCGCTGTTAATGGTGCAATTGTTGCACTTTGGGCGATCTCTGCCCCCTTAACTGGCACTTTGGATTTGCACTTTGGATGGCACTTTGGCCGCACCGGGGACTGCACAGCGACGCCGGGGGAACTGCACAACCACCGTGGGGGACCACAGGGAACTGCACGACAACGCCGGGGAACTGTAGAGATGCGGCTGGGAACTGCACAAAGGCTGCCGGGAAGATCCCGTTCGCTGGGGATTAACACGCCTGCTATACTGAAATCAGAAGCGGCAGAGAGCTGCACAACCGCTCCCCTGTTGGAAGTCCTGTTTATCGTACAACAAAGAGCGTACTATAAATTCACGATATGGTGAATCACATTTCACTGAAAACGGTTTCACCTATCGGCGGGGATCGACAGGAACCGCCCCGGGAACTGTGCTATCCTGGGCCTGCAAAAACTTTTTTCAGAAATTGCAAATTTCCTCTTGACATTTGTAGCCACATAATTTATTATGATCTCGCGGGGCAGAAAGGAGGCGCTTATGAGCCCACGAGGACGCCCAACAGAAGAAAGGAAAGAACTGACAGTAAGACTTCGGATGGCTCCCAGCGAAACAGAAATTCTTGATTATTGCTGCGAGAAAACAGGACTGACACGCTCCGAGGTAATAAGGTTAGGAATCCAGAAAGTCTATGAGGGCATAAAAGAATAGTGACACGCTTCGGTCGGCAAACTTGCAGCGCATCACTATCCACAGCACAAGAGGAACTCTTGTAAAATCATCATATTACAAGAGTTTCCTCCTGTCAAATGTTTTTTGCCGCGATTTGGCGGCATCTGCAACGAATTGTGAACAGGAGGGAATTTCTTATGTCCGAAAACGCAATCACCGTATTCCAGCATCCGCAGTTTGGAGAAGTCCGAACCGTGGAGATTTCCGGGGAACCGTGGTTCGTTGCCGCTGATGTATGCCGTGCTCTGGAACTGTCGAACCCAACGATGGCACTTGGCCGTCTCGATGAAGACGAACGGTCTAAGTTCAACTTAGGGCGTCAGGGCGAGGCCAGCGTGGTCAGCGAGCCGGGTCTGTACGATCTGGTCCTTGGCTCCCGGAAGGAGGAAGCGAAATCCTTCAAACGCTGGGTGAAGCACGAAGTCCTTCCCCAGATCCGCAAGACCGGGAGCTACACCGCAGCGCCCCCGAAGCCCATGACCCTGGCCGAACAGCTTTTGCAGTACGCGCAGGTCGCTGTGGAGCAGGAGCGTAAGGTCAACGCCCTCGCCGCCCGCATGGACGCCCAGCAGCAGACCCTTGAAAAAGCCGTCTCGGTGTTCTCCCTCCCCACCGTGGAGGTCGAGCACTGGCGGGACGAAATGAACGCCCACATTTCCCGCATCTGCGAAACCTACGGAATGAGCCAACAGGTTTTCCGGGGCGACACTTACTCGGAACTGGAGGAGCAGGCCAACGTGATCCTGTCCAGCCGGGTCAAGCGCAAGCAGGAGCGCATGAAGAAGGCCGGGGCGAAAGCCAGAGAACGCGCCGCTGTCACCAAACTCTTTGTGATCTCCGAGGATGAAAAGCTCCGGCATATGTATGAGGCCATCATCCGCAAGCACGAAAGCCAGCTCTGTGTGCAGGCCAACCGCCTGCCCGCATAACTCCAACTTAGAAGGAGGAACCATCATGAAAACCAACAATGCCCTTGTGCAGAACTTCCTGGACTATCAGGTCATGATCCTTGGCCACAGCGACAACACCGCTGACGGGTACGACGCGGATCTCGCGGCCCTCTGCGATGTCCTGGCCGGGAACCGTGGCATCGCCCCGGAGAACCTGACCGCCGACCATTTCGCTTCCGCGAACCTGGACGAGCTGTACTCCTACATGGGTGCGGGCAAGACCGGGAGCCTGTCCCCCGCCGCACGTTGCCGCCGCGCAAGCGCCGCCCGGAGCTTCTACCGCTACCTCTCCAAGCGCCGCCTCATCGACCACGACCCCAGCCTGGAGCTGGAGACGCCGAAGAAGGCCAAGTCCCTCCCCCACTATCTCAGCGAGGAAGAGTGTGTGCGTCTGCTGAACGGTTGCGGGACCTGCAAGACCGGTATCCGGGACCGTGCGATCCTGACATTGTTCATCTCCTGCGGCCTCCGCGTCAGCGAGCTTTGCGGTCTGAACCTGAAGGATCTCGGTGAGGACCATGTGCGGGTCTTCGGCAAGGGCAGCAAGGAGCGCGTGGTGTACTTCGGCCGGTCCTGCCGGGAAGCACTGGACGCATGGCTGGCAGTCCGCGAGGCCCCGGAGGGCAAGGACGCCGACGCTGTGTTCACTTCCAACTACAAGGCGCGGATCTCCGTCCGATCCGTGCAGGCTATGGTGGACCGCCGCCTGGAAGATGCCGGTCTGGATTCCTCCCTCTACTCTCCCCACAAGCTCCGCCACACGGCAGCCACCCTGATGCTCAAGAACGGCGTGGATACCCGCGTCCTTCAGGAAGTCCTGGGCCACGCCAGTCTGAACACCACCCAGATCTACACCCACGTTGACTCTCTGGCCCTCCGGGCCGCCGCTCTGGCAAACCCCGTCGGCGCATGATCCGGCGGGGAACTACAAAACAAATAAGGAGAACATGATATGTCTGGAAGATTTGATTTCGATAGCGCGGCCTCCTGCACCGAGGACGCCCTGCACCTGATCGACGCGGTGGACGAACTCCTTGCTCCCCTGACCCAGTGCGGCCGGGAAGCGCTCGATCCCTCCGCCGTCTACGAACTGACCCGCCGCGCCGGGATGATCGACAGCACCCTCCGTGCCGCCCGCCGCAACGCCGCCGACGCCCTGGCTCATTTCCGCAACGCGGACGTGGCCGTGGACCTTCCCGCCTGATCCTTCCCTACCCGGCGCTTGCCGGGTAATCTTTCCGCCTTGTAGTTACGTTTTCGTACTGTATACCCTCTCAGGCTTGCGAGGAAGCCGCACACGGCATTCTAACTCTTTTCCCCTGCGCCTACATTCCATGACCCTATCTTGCGGCAGAACGCATCGTATGGGCATTTCCAGAAGAATCAGGTAATCAAGCGCCGGAACCGGCTCACTTGTGCGAAACGCACAAAACAAAGCACCGGCGCTTGTGCAAGACTCCGAACTTACGTTTTCGTATCCATTTGCTCTTGACTTCCGTATTTTTGAGGATTACGATAGTTACGCTTTCGTAACCAAGCAATGGCAAGGAATGGCACAGAGCCGCGAGGGCGAGGCAGGGACTTGCGGAGAATCGCAATGGCAAAGCAACCAGCAGAACAGCGAAGGCAAAGGCTGGCGCGGATTAGCAAGGGCAAAGCGACGAACAGAACAGCGAAGGCAAAGCGCGGTACCGTGTAGCAGGGGCATAGCCGGGAAAGGAACCGCATCGGCATAGCCATGAGAAGCGCAGGATAGGCAAGAGCATAGCACCGGCCAGCAACGGCAAAGTTAAGCGGTGCAGAGTGATGCAAGGCCAGAGCGGAGACTCGCCAAGGATCGCCTCGGAATTGCAAGGCAATGGCATCGCGGGGCTGGGAGATGATTTGCTGCGGCAAGGCATCGAACGATAGGCAATGCAACGGAACTGCACGGCAAGTAACAGCAAAGGAATCGCATTGTTCTGAATGGTATCGAACGGCAGGGGCTTTGAAAGGCGAGGTGTCGAAACGGCATTGTTCAGCGGTCCTTGGCAATGGCGAGGCGTGGCGCGGTATGCGATGGCAAAGTGGGGCGCATCGAAGAAATGGCGAGGTTACGAAACGAGCCGCATGGCCGTGCGTCGCTGTGGCAAGGCGAGGCGTGGTAGTGATCTGCATAGCGATGGCAATGCACCACATCGACGTGCGAGGGCAACGGAAGGATATGCAAGTCCAGGCACAGCAAAGGAGAAGCCGCGCAAAGCAATGGTAAGGCAATGTTCAGTTACGCGGTGGCAAGGCACAGCACCGACTTGATGGGCAGCGGCACTGAGCAGCTCCTCTGGGATTGGCACAGCAACAGCATTGTATCGCTATGAGATGCCGAGCGATGGCGAAGGACCACACAACCAAACCAAAAACAAATTTTAAATTGAAAAGGAGACAAAACACAAAATGGAGAAAATCAATGTCAAGATCACTTTCCTGGAAGGGCCTCTCGGGACGGCCCCCAATGATGAGGACGTGTACCGCAACTTCATCGGCAGCAAGGCCCCGGACGCAGCCACCATTGAGGACGAGGTCGCAGCTCTCGGCGCTGACGCTGTGGTGGAGAAGGGCATGACCGTCTTCCCCCGCAACGCGGAAGGCCAGCCCATTTACTGGGATTACCAGATCAAGGGCTTTTTCAAAGACGCGTGCCAGATGCTTGGCCGCATCGGCGGCAAAGATGAGAACGGCAAGAAAAAGAAGGTCAACGAGAGCAGCAAGATGACGGCCTTCAAGAAAACCATCGACGGCATCATCTTTGTGGAACCCCGCCAGATCCCCATCGACATGAACGGCGGCCAGATGAGCGTCTGCCAGCGTCCCCTTCGCGCCCAGACCATGCAGGGCGAGCGCGTCACCCTGGCCATGTCCGAGGAATGCCCCGCCAACAGCACCATCAGTTTCACTGTGCTGTGCCTCTCCCGCGAGCACGTTGCCGCCGTCCGCGAGTGGCTGAACTACGGCTATCTCCGTGGCCTGGGCCAGTGGCGCAATTCCGGGCGCGGCAAGTTCGTCTGGGAGGAACTGGACGATAACGGCAAGGTGATCGGCGGCAACGCTTCCCTCTCCGGCATCGACCGGCTGTCCCTGGTGAGCTGATATGAAGAAGCGTCTGTCATTATTCGCCCGCCTGCGGGTAGCATGGCGGATCTTGTGGGCAAAAGGCCCGGTGTTTACCGAGCCGCCCACGGAGATCGTGAACGCCGCCCATACCGTGTCCCCGAAACTCTCCCCCTATCGTCTTTCCGTCCAGTGGTGGTGTCCGCTGGAACGGGAAGCCTGGGCGCGGGAGCATCTGGCCCGGGAACTGTGCGGAGATGCCGAACAGTATGTCCGCTTCTATGTAGAGCAGGATGAGGAAACCCAGTCCTGCACCGTGCGCGGGGAGCTGTGGGTCCTCACGGAGAATGCCGATGGGCAAGCCGAAAACAAATCCTAAGAAGATCCCGCGCACCCAGGCCGACGTGGACCGGGCCTATGAAAAGGGAATCCTGGACGGATCCGATCTCGCCTGCGTCATCATGATGAGTGCGCTGCTGGATAAATTCAACGCCGCCGAGTACATCCCGGACATCTGGGAAGCCTTCGGCAAATTGTCCGAGGAAATCAAGGAGGGCCGCGTGTCCCTCCCGGACCTTCGCCGGGTGCTCCGGGACGAGTACGACCTGACCGTGTAGAGGAGGAAACAATGGAAAAGAAAAGAGACCTTGTAGACTTCTTCATGCCCCGCCGCGTCCGCGTCATGAACGACGTGCTGGACGCGAAGTATAAAAAGACCCAGGAGTGCATCATGCTCAAAGATGAGAATGAAAAGCTCTGGGACATGGCCTGCAAGCAGCGCATCGCCCTGGACGCCATGCAGAAGGGCCATGCAAAGGATATGGCGGAGATGGCAAAGGCACTCAAAGCCACCCACGAAAAGCTGGCCCAGGTGGAGGCGGAGCGCGACCGCTACAAGGAAGCTCTCCGCAGGGCCTTCCCCGGGAAGGAGGTGCAGACAGCATGACCTGTCTCAAACGCGTCATGATGGAGCACCCGGAAGATGACCCGAAAGCGTTGGTTCTCTTCCACTGCCCCCATGACTACGGGATTTCCTGTTCCTGCCCCAAGTGGGCAGAGTCCGCTGCCGTGACGCCGCCAGCTCTCTGCTATCTCTGCTGGAATCTGGAGGTGGCAGACGAATGAGCATTCTGCTGTCGCTCTTTGAGGGTATGTACGACCTGGCCCTCAACACCGTTATCACCGTCTGCAACTTCGACCCAAGCGATTTTGAAGAGGAGGAATGACCTTGACCGAAAAGGACGCATCCCTGCTCCCGCTCCGTGCCCGGATCACCCGCATGGAGCAGGACCTGGAATATCTCAAGCAAAGCGAAACCATTCAATACTATCTCCGCATGGACGCAAACGGCCAGCGGGTAAACGATATCGCCGCGCTGGATCGCGGTATCCGGGATCTGCACGCCCGCTGCCGAAAAGCGGAGAAAGATGCCCAGACCTACATGGCGGAGGCGGTTCTCTACCGCCGCAAGTATGAGGCCCTGGAGCTGGAAAGAAAGGAGGAAGAGGAAAATAGGTTCCCAGTATTCTTCAATCACAAAGATGAAAACCAACACCCGGAAGCGCGTGTATCATGTGGCGGTAACTGAAGGGGGCAAGACCCACGCCACCGTCACCGTCACGGCCGAGGGTGTCCGGGACGCGCTGAAGCAGGCGTACCAGAAGGTCTCCGGCTGGCAGGGTGTCCCCGCCGACGATCTGGACTGATCGCCGGGGGCTGTACGCAAAAAGGACTGTGGAAAATCTCCACAGTCCTTTTATTATATGCCTTTACTTGTGGCAGAGGAGCACCTTCCAGGTGTCGCCCCCCACTTCCCCGTCCGGGATCAGCCCGTGCTCCCGCTGGAACGCGGCCACAGCCTTCTCGGTGGCGTCGCCGAAAATCCCGTCCGGTTTCTCCCGCTGGAACAGTCTCTTGTTCCCGCAGTCATAGCCGTTCTCGATCAGGATCGCCTGGATCGTCCAGACGTATCCGTTCTCATCGCCCTTCCGCACCAGGGGCAGCTGCACGGAATAGTGGTAGGCGTCCTCCGCCGGATCAGCGGGACTTTCCGGTTTTTCCGGCGCAGGCTCGTCATCGGCGGGCGCTTCCGCTTCCCCGTCCTCCGGGTTGCCCCACCGGGGTCTGCCGTAGCCGAAGATCCCGCCGCCGTCCAGGGCGTAGTTCCGCTCGGCCACCATATTGCTTGTGTTCCCCTCAATGGTGTAGACTCTGCCGTTCTTCACTGCCACCACAAGGCCCGTGTGGTCCACATGGTCCCAGTCGCTGCCGAAGAAGATCTGGTCCCCCGGCTCCGGCCCGGACCGGTAGAACCGGCCAGCCGCGTCGTAATACTGGGCGCTGTACTTGCAACCGGCCCCGGCGCTGTTGTTGGGCTGGCAGATCAGGTACTGCGCGGCCTCCCGACCGTAGCAGATGACCATACCGGCGTCGTAAAAAATGTCGCACCACATTCCCGGATAACCTATATTTTTCTTGCCATTGTAGAACCCGGGCAGACTGTCCAGATACGCCGCGTACTTGTTCCAGTTCTGGTCACCCGCGTTTGCGGTGAAGTCCTCCAGCTGGTCGTTGGTCTCTTTCTCGTGGTATCCGATCTGGGAGTAGCCCCAGTCGATCATTTTCTGTGGATTATAATACACCTTTTCCACCCCCGCGCCTGCACAGCGCTCATAGATTTCCTTTGCCTGGTTGCCTCTCCGGTCAGCGGAGGCTTCCGCGTTGTCCGGTCGCTCAAACTTCATGCACATGACGTAAGCGGCTTCGTAAGGCTCGTTTGTGTGGGTCAGCACGTTCCATACGAACGGATAGTCCTCCCGCATTTCTTTGGCCGCAAAATAGAACTGCGTGTCCGCGTCCCCGATGGAAACGCCGTGGCCCTGGAAATAAGAAAGGTACTTCTCTTTCCGAGAGGACAGCGTATACTGGAAAAGTCCATAGCCCAGATTGTCTTCGCAGAACCCGTCATAGCTGCCGCTGTCCACGGCGGCGGTGTATTCCTCGTCGCTCATGGTGCTGCGGTTCTCCACATTATTGGGGATTCCCCTGCTCTCCGCCAGGATGTTTGCGGTGCAACCGGCAGCTCCCGCCTTGGTCATGCCGAGGGCCACACACTTTTTGAAAATCTCAAATTCCGTCACGTTTCCTGTCCTTCTTCCTCCGGCTGAGAAACCGGAACTTGTATTTCAGCAGATACCACATCTGCTCGATATAGCTGACCTTCCGATACCCCATGCCAGATCCCTCATTCCGGCCCGTTCCCGAAGCACCAGACCTTGCCGTTGGAGAGGGAGCCGCGCCAGAGCACCAGCACCGCGTCCCCCTCCTGGGCGTTCGCCACTTCCTGCGTATAGGGGAGAAAGATCTCCCGCTTTCCGAAGGGCTGCCGCACGCCCATCTTGCTTCCGTCTGCCGGTGTTACAACGTCAAAACGGTCTGCCCGCAGCACGTTCCGGGTCTGCTCCTTCACCAGTTTTTCAATCAGGGGCCGCACGGCCTCCGCAAAACTCGCCGCGTCCTGAAGCATGACGATTCCCCCTTACTTTTTCGGATTCACGGGAGGATAGATCCCGGCGTCTGGAGGAGGTTTCAGCAAATCGGTGTCGATGTCCACATCCAGCGGCTCCAGTTCAATGGCCTTCTCCAGGCCCAGCGCCTCGCACAGCCGCGTAAACAGCCGCAGCCATTCCCGGCTCTTGTTCTGGATCTTCTGCCCGCAGCAGGGGCAGCGGTCGCCGTTCACATAGCGTTCCATCGTTTTTCCTCCTTACTCGCAGACGATGCTCGTCAGAGTCACGGAGTTTGTGATCTGCTCGGCAGCGCCGGTCAAGATGTTCACGCCAACGTAGTATTCCCCGCTCAGACCGGCTACGTTTACCGTAACCTTGCCGCTGCTGGGCACGTTGTTTCCCTGGACAATGACCTCCGCGGCGGGACTGTAATCCGTGTTGCTCCCGGAAACGTAAAAGCGCATGGAGTCCACCGTGTTCTGGAAGGTGAAACTGCCCTCAAACGTGATTTTCTGATAGGAAGTAAGGTCGATTTTGTTCACCGTCAGCGCAGAGCCGGAGTTGTTCTCGCCGTAGGGATTGTTTTGCAGACTGATGACCAAACTGCTGCTCCCCGGAGTCACGGTGGGCGCTTTGGCATGGAGGGTATAGCCGCCGTAGCTTTCCGCAAAGCGGATAGCCTTGGCCTCATAGCCGCCCGTGGTCTCCGTGTGGACGTTGCCGGGTTCATACAGGATCAGGCTCCAGTTCACCCACGCGCCGCTCTGGTAGCTCTGCGCGGTCACATCCACCCACGCGCCGTTGACGTACTGCTTGGCGCTGGAGGGGTACACCATCAGCACCTTGCGCTTCAAGGCGCTGAATGGGGCCGTGGAGGAAATGCCCGTGCGGACCCACACCAGTCCCGCCGTGGGGCTGCTGGGCTGGGAAGCGGAAAAAATCCAATCGCTGATTGGCGTGGACGTGTTCACCCAAATGGTGTTTTCGCTGGGACTGGACGGGGCGGTAGTCCCGCCCACGATCTTGAAGTTCAGCGCGGCGCTGCCGCCGCCTGCGTTCGTCATCCCTACCATATCGTCACCTCATGCAGTCGATCACTGGGATCGTCACAGTCGCATCGGGCTTCTCCGCCGCGTAGATGTACACGCCGCCCGCGTAGCTCTGGGCGAAGGATGCGAAGATCCCGCTTTCCACGTCCGCGATGCTGAATCGCACTTCCGGCCTCATGTCTGTCGTCACGCCCGTGATAGCGACGGAAGCCCGCCAGGGATAGTCCGCGCTGGTGCTGTCGGAATCCCATGCGGAAACAGCCACCTGCTTGTTGGTAGCGCGCACTCTCACCGCGTCGGAGGCCAGTTTTGTGTAGGTCACGGCCCCGTTTGCGATTTTTGCGTTTGTTACTGCCCCATCCGGCACGCCGTTGGTGGGCACGCTCACGCTGCCGGTGGTCCCGTCCGTCAGCACCCAGGAGAAGTTGATGTAGCCGGTGTTTCCGGGGGCCACGGTGAAACTCCGAAGGCCCTGGGAAATGCACATCCACTTGCTGGCGTCGCTTCCGGGGGCCACGCCGCTCACGCTCTGGAGCGCCACCCAGGTTCCGCCGTTATAAAAGACGGTGTTCAGCGGCGCGTAGCTTGTGCTGGAACTGTAGGCTCCCTTGTTTACATAGGCCGCTTGGCCCAGGGTAAAAGTAGGCATTTAGATTCCTCCTCTTTCATTCGGTTCCCACAATGGAGATACCGGCGATGGCGATACCGGCGATTGCTCCAGTCCCGCCCGTGGTGTCCTGCAAAACCGTGATTTCCGGGTAATCCATCACGGATACCGCATTGATTGTCATGGGGCCTGTCTGCCCGATGGGCCTGGAAAAGCCCTGCACCACATGGCGTTCCACCGGCGCTCCGGGCTTATCGTCACGGCGAATGGTCACGATGCCGTTTTCCACAATGTGGAACATCTGCGTGCATTCAATAGCCACAGTTTTCGGCAGCACAGCCGCCCGTTTCAGCTCCCACTCCGCTCTCGCCACGCAAATGTCGTCGGAGTAGTAGTTCTCCGCGTGCATCCGCTTGGTTTTCAGTCCGATGCGGGAAATGCAGGTGTCCGAGGAAATGTCCCGGTTCTGGGCGCGGCCCCGGGCTGTGTAGCCTGTGTCGCTGGTGTCTCCCACCACAATCAGGTCATTGAAAACGTCGCCCTTTTTGACCTCATATTCCACATGGAGCAGCTGCTTTTCATCTGCCGAGAAGTCCCAGAGCACCGGTTTTGTCAGGTCCTCGATGTCGTCCTGGCTTGGGTCTACCACAAGTCGGCCTGTCTGGTTATAGCCGATCAGCGCTGCCAGCATTTCCCCAAGGCCCAGGATCACGTCCGCGATGGTCCCGTCCTCGTCGCTCACGAAATCATAGGGAGCGTCCACCAGATTCACCACAGTCCCGTCCGTCAGCGTCTGGGTCTTGCCGTTGTAGTAGCTGGTCATCAGCGGCAGCACAGGGTCAATGGGATTGCGGCTGTTGTTCGCCATGTCAAAGCGCCCCAGCCGCAGCAGGGAGGCCATCGCTTGCAGGATGTTGGTTCCCGCCTGCACGGAGTAGGCCCCGTCCAGATTGCCTCCAAGGGAGCCGTCCAGATTCGCCCACTTGTCCACCAGCCGATAGGTCACGCTGTTTCCGTCCGGTTTGTACTGCTCGTTGGGCTGCTCGATCTCAAAAACACCCTGGGGGATGTAGTATTCCGTCCCGTCCGGGAGCATCAGGCCCTCCGACAGGCGGACCTGCATCCCGAACCAGATCTTGTTCACGGAGAAATCATAGTCCCCGTCCAGATTGGAAAGCGTTACGCTGGCCGTCCGCCGAATGCCGTTTTGCAGATTGCAGGTGATCTCCCCGCTCTGCAAGAAGGCCCCGGAACGGCGGTTCTTCGGGTCGTTGTCCATCACGAAGGCCACCGTCCCGTCCCGGTTCAGAAACTCCAGCCGCGCCAGCTTCACAAAGTCCGTTTTCAGTGCTGCCAGATAGTCAAGGAATCGTTCTCCCGCCATCAGTCATCCCCGCTTTCCTCGATGCTGGCCGTCACCAGCCCCGTGCTCTGGTCCATTGCCATCTCCGCCGGGGTAAAGGAGCCGCTGGCGTCCTGAATGAACGCGCCGGTCGCCTGGTCAAGCACCAGCTGGGAGCCATTGCGGTAGTTCTCTGGCACGGTCCAGAGCAGTCTGCCCGTGGCCGTGTCGATGCGCAGCGTGGTCGCCGCCACCTGGTCCGTGGGGTAATACTGGCCGCCCTGGGCCGCGATCAGGGAAACGCCGTCCGTGCTTCCCACTTCCGCCCAGCCTACCGTCATGGTCTGTGGCATCCTTGCAGACTGATTTCGCACCGTCAAAGCAATGGCCTCGCTGGTATGGATCCGCAGGAAGTGTCCCTTCGGGTCCAGCAGAAACAGCGCGTTTGTAGTGGTGGAGAGGTTGAAGATCCTCTCGCTCTGCCGCACCGTGTCCACATAGCCGCCCTGGCTCCAGTCGATGGAGCCGATGAAGCCGCTCACGTTGCCAGTCAGGTAGTTCGCCGTCTCCGGCTGCCTGGTGGGATAGCGCGTAAAGTTTTTCAGCAGATTCGGAACATTGTTGTTGGAAAACTGCCCTTCCCGCACGCCGCCCTCTCCCATGCGGAAGAGATAGTCCCGTACCAGGTGGAACACGCCGTCCTCGCCCTCCGTGGCTTCCAGAATGGACCAGACCCAGTATTGAACGCTGGCTTCCTCGCTCACCATCGGCTCCGTCAGATAGACCAGAGTGCCAATGGGGAAAATGTAATAGGTGTAGCTGTGCCCGCTCTTTGCGCTGTAGTCACGGAGCTGACCAGTGGTGGCGTCCACGTCCGCCAGATGCCGCAGTACACTCTCCTGGCTGTCTCTGCGGTAAACGGAGTAGCCCTCCGCCAGCGCCATCTGGTCCCAGCGGACGAATACTGCGCTGTCGTCCAGCAGTTGGCAAGCCTGCACCTGGCCCTCCGGTTCGCCCACCTGGTAGGAAACAGCAAAGTCTACCCAGTCCGTGCTCACCGTCACGCCCATTACGGTCTCCACTGTACACTTCACGCTGTAAGTGGTCCCGGTGAAGAATCCGTCGTAGTCCACCCGCAGCTCCCCGGTTCCCCGGATGCGCCCGGTGTCCAGGAAAGGCTCCGTGCGGTTGTCCGCTGTGGCGATTTGCCAGCGCACATACTGCACTGCGTCCCCCTGGGCCTGAGTGTAGTTCGCTGTGATGGAAAGGCTTCGGCTCTCCACCGGATTCGGAATGCTGTTGATACTAAGCGTCGGCGTGGCGCGGCATTCGATCAGGCTTGCCGTCGCCTGGGTGATAAAGTCGCTGGCCCCGGAGCCGTACCATTGCGTGATCTGGTATTTGTACTCGTTGCCGTTTGTCATTCCGGCCCCACTGAAGAAGGATGCCGGGAGGCTCACGCTGTAAAACTGGGTCTCGCCTTTGTAGTTGATGCCCCAGAATGGTGTCACCAGCGTGACCTTGTTGGTCGCGGCGATCTGCGTGGATGCCGCGTTCATCTGATAGAAAACGATCCGATAGGCATAGAGGGGACTGTCCCCGCTCACCTGCCAGGAGATCGTCACGCCCTGCGTCAGGTCAACGGTTCCGCTCCCGTTGATTTCGTCCGGGCTGATATTGGAGGGCTGATTCAGCATATACTATCCTCCTTCTCAGGTCATAACTTTCAGGCCACGCAGCTTATCCACCAGCTCCTTGATGCTCATGCCTGCCGCCTGCGCTTCCGTCAGCGTAATGCCGTTCAGGTTGTACTGCGTTCCGATGCTGTTGCCCTGATTCCACGCGGTCTGTCCTTCCGCGCTTCCCAGATAGTCGGCTCCGCCGGTGGCCGCGTTCAGAGCGTTCAGGAAAGCGCTCTGCTGCTCCGGCGTTCCGTTGAAGAGCTTGTCCAGTACCGCCTGGGTCAGGGTCATTCCGGCCAGATCTTCGGGCTTGGCGTTCTTGATGGCGTCGATGGTCTGGTCGATCTGTTCCCTTTGCAGTGCGTCTTCCGCGCTCTTCAGGTTCTCCCGGGCCTTCTCTACGTCAGCGGCATTTGCTACCCATTCCCATTGGCCAGTAACCGGGTTGAAAATGCGTACCGTCCGCTGGCTCTCGGCGTTTCGCAGGGCCTCTCTTGCCTTGTCCACGGCTTCCTGCCGCTCGGCCAGGGCGTTGGCCTTCTCCGTTTCTTCCGTCAGAGCGTTCAGCGCGTCGATCAGTCTGGACTGGAGTTCGTCGTAGTCGTTCAGCTGCTTGTGGGCGTAGTCATAGCCCATGTTCGCCAACCGAAGGACCTCATCGCTGTCATCGGCATAGCCGTTGGCGCGGTACTGCTCCAGCAAATCGGCGATGGCGTCCTGGGCATCGCCGTAGACCATCATGGCCTTGACGAAATCTTCCTCGTTCTCGGCCAGCTCCGCCTGCGCGTCCAGATTTTTGAGCCTCTTGGAAAGTTCATCCTCCAGCGCCTTGAAGTCCGGCGGTGTGGGACCAGCCTCTCCGATCCAGGGTTCCCCGCCGTTCGACTTGTTCCGCTCTTTGGCTTCCGCCGCAGCGAAGTTGTAGCCGCAGGCCACGCAGCGTGCCGCCTGCTTTGCATTCGGCGTTCCGCATACCGGGCAGTATTTCGGCGTGTATTTGGCGTTCGTGTTGCCGCTGATGACTGTCGGGTTACTTGTTTTCGTCCCGCCAAAGATGTCCGCTGTCAGTGGCCCAGTTGTGCCGTCGCCAAAGGCCGGAATACCGCTGATTTTTCTGCCGCCCGTAGCGGCACGGGTTTGACTGGCGGTAAGCACGGTCGCGCCCTTGGGCAGCATGGTCACAGTGGGCTTGCCGCCGCCCGCGATCCATGCCAGACCGCCTGCGGCAATCATTTCCGGTCCGCGTTCGTTTACAAGGGCAGGCCCACCGGGCGCTCCCTTCGTGCCGCTGGCAAATCCGGGAAGCCCGAGCAGTCCGCCAAGGGTTAGTCCACCGACGGAGACGTTGATTTTTACGTCCTTGGAACTCGGAATATCCTCAATGGCTTTCCCGATAGCCGAGATTGCCTCAATAGCCTCGTTTCCTGCTTCCGCAGCCTTGTCCGCCTGTTCGCCCTTTGCCCGTTCTGCCGCTGCTGCCGCTTTCCCGTAAGCTTCAACTGCGTCGCCGCCTTCACCAACGATCTTCGCCAGCAGCGCGTAGCCTTCAACAAAGGATTGCTCCTGGTCGGTAAGCTGTGTTCCGGCGCTTGCGGTCTTAACCAGGCTTTCGTAGTATTCGTTATACTGGGAAGTCAGTCGGCCCAGAGATTCAGCATAGGAATTAACGTCTTGGAATTGCAGGAAATTGTCGTTGATTTTGCTGATTCTGTCAGCGAACGAAATGCCGTTATCCCTGGCCGTGTTGTTTCGCTCTTCGATCTGACGGTTTTTCTCGTCCTCGACCGCCTTGGCCCGTTTTTTGGCTTCCTCGTCCGCCAATTCAAGCAGTCGCTCCCGCTCCTGCCGCTGCGCTTCCAGAATGCCGAGTTCTATTTTTTCGGCTTCTGTAAGGCTGCCGATTTTGCCAAGCAGTTGATCGTAGCGGCTTCCCGCGCCGAAGTCTTTCTCATAGCTGGCTCGGTCATCAGAGGCCGCTTTTTCGGCTTCGTCCGCTTTGCCTTGCAATCTGTCTATGCGCTGTTCCGCACTGTCGAACATAGCATTGATCCCGTTCAGTGCAGAAACGATCAAGTCCAGACCGCCCTTGATCGCGTCGGTGCTGGTAATGTTGTTTACCAGTTCCGTCCAGGAGGATTTGAGCTGGCTTGTCTTTGCCGCCCAGGAGTCGAGGTAAATCTCGTTCTCCTTCAAAGCCGAACCGGCCCCGCCGGTAAAGTCCGCCAGCATCTGCTGGTAGGTCGCCCAGTCGCCCATCAGGGCCATCAGGACGTTTGCCTGCCGCTTCCCGGCTACCGCCTCGGCAACGGCGGCTTTCTGCGTCTCGGTAAGGGTTCCCCACTTTTTGGCCAGATCGTCCAGAACGTCGGAAGCCTTGCGCAGTTTGCCGTTCTCCATCGTGGAGATATTGGCGTAGTCCTTCAAAGCCTTGGACGCGGCTGCAATGCTCTCGCCGTTGATAAGCTCGCCGTCCTCCGTTTCGCCCCGGATCTGCCGCAGATTCATCAAAATCGTGCGCAGGCCGCGGGCCATTTCGGAGCCGCTGCGCTGGGTTTTGGCCGTCGCAGCGCCCAGCAGGGCCGCAAAGGTCTCAATGCTCTCCCCGGATTCCGCAAAGACCGAACCGGCAACTGTCATGCCTTCGGTCATTTTTTGCATATCCGTGGCGTGCTTGTTCGTGATCTCGTTCAAGCCGTCCACAACGGCCATCAGCTTTTCCTGGGAACCGCCGTATTTATAGGCAGCGTCCGTGGCGATCAGGAACTTCGCCGCGTCGTCCGCCTGCAAATCGCCCACGTTCTGGAGCAGCAGACTCAATTCGGCAAGCTGCTCGATCTGGTCCGTGTAACCGGCCCGGGCGAACACGGATTCGCCGGACATGACCTCGCTGGCTGTCCGCCCGTATCTGGATGCGAGAGAATAGGCGTTCTTGCTCAGACGCTCCATTTCGTCTGCCGTGAAGCCCGTGACCTTGCGGATCGTCACCATCTCGCTGTCCACGTTCTTCATTTCTTTGAACGCTTCTTTGAATCCGGTTACTACCAGGTTGATGGCGGAAGAGGCAAGACGGAACTTAGCCATCGTGAGGACCACGTTCCCCATCCCGGTGTTGAAACTCTCCGCGTTCCGGCTGGCCTTCTGGATTGCCTGCCCGGTTTTCTGCACGCCCTGTGCCCCGGTGGTCCCCATCGTCTTGGCGTTCTTCGTCACCTGGCTCAGATTCGTGTTTAGCGTCTGGGCGTTGTTCGCCGCCGTGGCAAGGCTTCTCGCGTTTACAGAGATCTTGACGTTCCGATTCGCCTTGATGTGGGTCAAAACCTGGTCAAGCGCGGATAGCTGCGCCAGTGCTACGTCTGCGCCTTGAAGCTGTACGCTTAGAACAATATTTTCCGCCATCTAATTACCACCTCACGTCACGATAAATCCATGACTCCGCAAATAGTTCGCCAGATCCTCCGGCCCTTCGCCATGCGCGTAGTCTGCCAGCGCTTCGTCCATAAAAGGACGCGGTCCCGGCTGGTGAAAAGCCGGGTCGCCGGTTTCCACAAAATTGGTTTCCGAGAGTCTGCCGGGGCTTCCCTGCTGCACTGTGATGTTTTTGATATGCAGTTCATAAGAACCGCTGCCGTCCATACTCATATTTACCGGGTCGCCGATCAGCCCACGCCGATAGCCGCCGCCGGGATAGGAGTATACGTTGACTTTTGCCTTTTCCTTTATTTTTTGAAGCAGTCCGTCCTTCAGCGGCCCCGCCACCGCTTCCATCGTGGCGACTTGCAGTTCTCCAAACCAAACCGCAAATTGCGTCATAAAACTCATGCGCTCGCCCCCCCATCTGTGTTCATGGCAGCGTCTCCTGTTCTTCCCCCAGCGGGGGAAGATGCCCGAAGGGCAGATGAGGGAGAACGATCCCATCAGCACAGAGTCATGGGGATAGCCCCTCCCCTTGCGGAGAGGGGCTAAAATGCTTGTGTCAGATGCTTGCTACGGAGACGGCCAAACCGTCTTGATATTCAGCGCCGGTAACGCTGTTCGTCACGCGGACGTTGACCCTTCCGTTTGTGCCGTCCGTGGCAGCCGTGAACACATTGCTGTGAGCGTCGGCAAAAGTGCCGACATTGCCGGTCACGGTAAATGTCACCTGGTCCATGTCGGAGATATCGGTCAGGACGCCGTTCACATCATACTTCACCGGGATGGTCACGGTCTGGCCGCGCCGGACGGTCAGAACATCGCCGCCGTAGACAAAGTAGATGCCCTGCACGCCGGAAGTGGAAGCGTCGCCGGAGCCAACGTATTCGTCCACGATGAAACCGTAGGCGGCGTTGTTGGCGTCGGAGCAAACGCCGCTCTCCAGCGCCTGCTGATAGGTCAGGCAGCGGCCGCTCAGATTGGTCGTGCCGGGAGTGGTCTGGCTCTCGGTGATCTGAAGGGGCTGGTTGAATTGATACCTCGGGAAGTAGTAGTGGCGGATCTTGACCAAACTGCCGGTCATGGCGTCGCCGCCCTTCTGGCTGTACACGTTCACCGCAAAGTGAGCGCGGACAACGGCGGGCTGGAACAGCGCGGGGATGGTCAGCTCGTCGGCGGAGCTGTTCCGCACGAAATACTTCACGCAGTAGGTCTGGTCGGCCTGACCCTCGAAGTCGATGACGCCGCTGCTGGAGTCGATCTCGCAGGCGCGACCGCTTCCGGCCTCCACGGCGGCCTTGTCGCTGCCGGTGCTGGTCAGGACGTAGCAGATGGCCTTGTCCGCGCCGTAGGGGGCCACGGCGTTCTGAATGGTCAGAGTGCCGCCAGCGCCCGCCACGATGGCGGTCATGGTCTCAATGATGCCGTTGCCGCCCAGCTGTGCGCCGATGGTCAGGGCCATGTTATTGAGAGCGCTGTCCGCGGTGGTGGCGGTCACTTCCAGGCGGGAAGTATCCGGCAGGGAGATGATGAGCTGGTTGCCGATGCCGCCCTCCACGTCGCCGTCATTCATGCTGCCGTTCAGGCCGAAGTCCGTGACGAAGGGAGAGAAGCCCAGCAGATTGTTGTTGTTTACGTCGAAAAACTCGGCGTAAGCGATGCCCTTGGTGAAAAGGGCCTGGGGCTTAAAAGTGTACATAGTGTCTTGTCACTCCTTATTTGTCTTGTGGGATCGCCAGCAGACCCTTGGCCCCGTCGTCCAGTTCCTTGATAGTCTTGAAACCGGCGGGTAGGCCCTTGGGCGTTGCGATCCAGGTCGGATAGGGGTTGCCGTTCTTAAATTTCACCTGACCGCTCATTTCGGCGGCGGTGTAAATCTGGAACCGCAACCTCCGGTCAACTGCGTTCTGCGCTCCCAGATACTCCCGGATGGGCCAGTTCCAAATCTCTTTGGCCCGAAAGCCTGTGGCAGCGGCCAGGGCGCATACCGCGTCCTCCAGGGAGCCGCCTACCCCTTGGCTTCTCTGTTCCCGCAGATACTGCTGCGCACGCACCAGCTCTACGTTCCAGTTTTCGTCCGGGATCTCATATCCGTTCTGCGCGGCCAGGATCTCCCGCACCGTTTTCATCTGGTTTGACCCCAGCACGGTCGGAGACCCCTGTTCCTGTTGCACGATGATGGAACTGAGCTTTCCTTCCGCATTTCTCGCCAGCATCAATGCTCGCGGGTTCTGAAAGGCATTCAGTTTCAAGGTTTCGTTCAGCAGGGCCAGAATGCTTCCGAGATAGCCGGTCTGCATCTGCTCTTCTGCGGCCTCGCGGTCCAATGCGTCCAGCGCTTCGATCCAGCTCATTTTCACAAACCTGACCGGAAGACTGGACAGCATCAGCTCCATTGCTGGCTTCGCGCCTTGGTACAGGGCAAGTCGCTTCACCGGCAGCGGGTGGAACGTGAGTCCTTCAAAACGGATGGGCAGATACTCCCGCAGCTCATCCTCATAAACCTGCGCAATGTTCATAACAAATCTCCTATTGCGTCGCTATCTCGTTGTAGGTTCGCTGTTATGTTCAAAACAGTTCTGTTTTCAGAACTGTCAGAGCATACTAAAATTCCCGTTCGGCGCGTCCCCGCTCCAGTCAAGATCCTGATAGATCTTGTAGCCGGTGTTTGTCCGTTCGTCGTCGAATTTGGTCATCTGCCGGGTCACGATGCCGCCCACGCCGCCGAAATTCACGCCCTCCGTAGCCTCGATGATGGCCTGCGCAATGGCGTAGCTACGGCTTGCTTCCGTGGTCTGCATATTGCTTTCCAGGTCGTAGTGGACCATCACCGTCCAGATGATCTGCTGCCGCCATACAAACTCGTTTTTGAGTTGATAGCGGCTCAAACCGCCCAGATAGCAGCGGACGATGCTCTGCGGGATTGCCTGCGCCTGCCCCACCAGTTCCTGGCTGAAAATGCGGTAGCCCCGCTTGGGATCAGGCTCCGTTCCCGGGTGGTAGGGGTCAAACTGAATGCTCTTCAGCTGCTGGGTGGTGGGGAGCGGCTGCTCCAGCGGCAGCGGTCCGTCCCAGTAAATCAGCTTTTTCAGCCTTGCCCTGGGGTATTCGTTCCCGCTGGGCGGCGTATAGCCCGGAAGCGGCAGGTCCATGAGGTACTTGGTCAGCAGATAGGGCAGCTGCTCCGCCCCGGCCATTGTGTTCGCCGCCACCACCTTGCGGTAGGGGTAATAGGGGGAGTCCGCTTCCGGCTCTCTCCCCGTCCAGATGTCAGGCATCTTCGCCCTCTCCCTTCTGGAACCGCTGGATCTCCTCCAGCGTCTCTTTCAGGCTTTCCGGGTTCATCTGCATCGCCAGCATCTGCGCAATGCGGATGGCCGGGTCGTTCTGCATCTCGATCTCTTCCCGGATGGCCCTGTCCAGCAGGATCTCAAACAGTTTGAAGTCGTCCAGAATGTCGTAGACCTTGTTGGCCACGGCCTTTTCCTTCTTCCACCGCTCCAGCTGGTTTTTCGGGTGGCCTTCGCACCAGTCGTTCAGGGCCTCCAGGCTCATCACGCCCTCGATCTCCCGCTCTTCCGTGCCGCTGCCGTCCTCCTTCTGCACCAGGATCTTGAGTTTTTCAAAACTCCCGCCGAAGTAAAACGCGCACAGCACCCCGTTCAGGCACTGGAGCCGCCGCAGCCTGTCCTCCACACGGTAGGGCGGCAGCGGGGCATCCGATGTGCTTGCGTCGTTTTCCACGATCCTGGTGCAGAGCTTCGCCATCAGCCGCGTCAAAGCCTCTTTGGTCTCTGCGGGCAGATAGTCCTTCGCCTTTTCCACGTCTTTCTGAGTAATCGTCACAGCCATGTTTATATCCTCCTTTTTATGGCTTCATGCCTTCCCCGCGCGCGGGGAAGGGGGACCGCTTGCGGTGGATGAGGTCCTTATTCCCCGTCAGCGGCCTTCTCCGCGCTCTTTTTCTTCGCAGTCCGCTTGGTCTTCTTCACGGGCATCTCGTCTCCTGCGGCTTCCTCGCGGGTTCCCGGGGCCGCAGCGGTGTCCCGCAGCACACACTTTTCCCATCCCGGGAGCAGAGTGTAGCACCGCGCATTCGGGCAGAACCGCTGGTGTCCGCACAGCGCGTGGGCCGTGCTTCTCATGTCGTTCTCCTTCGGCTCCTTCGCCTTGCGGCACAGGATCCCCTTCACGCCTGGTTTCGTATATCCGTTTTCACACTGCATTTATGAGATCTCCTTCCACCCGGCAGGATATGCCTCCGGGCTATACACATTGGCATCGATCAGGCTTTCGTATACCTTGGTGTCCTTTTCGGGGAACCATACCCGATCTCCCTTGTTATAGGCGTCCTGCGCCCCGGTAGGCTGCCGCCAGACGGGGATCTCACCGGGCTTTGCCACCTCTGTCCAGAGTGCCGGGGTCTTGTCCGGCTCCCAGCCCTCCTGCGAAGTGTGGGCCTGCACGCAGCGGTATAGATTCTCGCCGTAGCGGATGCGCTCGTCAACGGCGTATGCCGTGTCTGCTTTCCAAGCGGGGAACAGTTCGACAGCTTCAAGCGCGTCACCATCGTCAAGACTGGCGGCGGCTTTTTCGATCAGCGCACGGAGCGCCAGCAGTTTGGACCGTTTCATTCCGCACCTCCCAGCAGGATTTCCATCGCCTCGTCGGCTGTCAGATCCGGGTCTTCGGGCGGCAGCTCCACCAGCACCCACTCGCGGGGATCGTCCTGAATCATGTAGGCATAGCCCTCCGGTGCGGTCGGGCGGTCGGCAATCATATCTGCCAGCGCGTTGTACTCGGTTTCCGCGATCCCGGTCACTTCATCGCCTCCGTTGGTTCCGAAGCCCACAACGAAGCCGCCCTCAACGACCTTGTAGTATGCTGTCATGCCGTTGCCTCCTCTCCCCAAACGTACCATGTATAAGTTGCAGGTTGGATTCTGTAGTTGCCGCTATACTGGCGGCAAGTAATTGTAGAACCATTAGTTCCAATAAAGCAAAGGGTGGTTCCTGTAGTATTGATCTGGAAATTTGCAATGCCTGCACCGACGCCTGATGAGTTACAATACAGAGCTTTTGGATAAGTAGTGCCAGAAGTGGCTGTCATTGTATCCGGCCCCGTAATGTAAACAACGGAAAAGTACTTCATAAAACCGGCACTTGCGGTGGAAAGATTGCCAACAACGAGAGCTTTCCTCACCTTTGTTGTGTCAAGATTTGAAATTCCAGTACTAATTGTGATACTGCTTTCGATAGAGGTAACCGTATATGTGCCACTAGCCAAGAGCTTTTCGTTTGAGCCGCCCCCTGTTGGGATATTTCCAATCGCGCTGACGAATCCAGCCGGGAACGCAAGCTGCGCGGAAGTGCCGCCCTTGGTGCGGATAGCATTTGCTACCGAGGTGAGGTCAGCGTCAAGCTGGCTGCTGTCCACAAGTTTGTCTACACTCATCAGTAGCTACCTCCCTGCCAGGTGGCAAGCGTCATCGTTGTCACAGCGCCGTCGCTGTCCACCACCAGAAACTTCCCTGCCTGAGAACTGCCGAGGTTGTTATCCAGCTTGCTGTCATAAAGGTCGGTGAGGTCTGCGTTGATGTCCCACTCGTTGTACACCCAGGTGTTCACTACGCCTTCGCCCGGTACGATACTGTAGAACAGGCCGTCGTACCCGTTGGCCGCGGAAAACTTCGCTGTCCATGCGCCAGAAGTGCCATTGTAATATACCAGCGGAGCAAACAGCTCTGCTCCGTCGTTTTTAGTAACATGAGCAACGACGGGATGCGCGTCAATCACCGCAGCATCAATGTCGTTCCAGATTGGGCCACTGCTAACCTGGTCGTTTGCGTCAAGCGTGAAGTCGAAAATAACCGTCTGCGGGTCGCTCCAGATAGGAAGCGGATCTGATCCTGGGAGAAACCCGGGCATGAGCTTCAAAATCTGCCCAGCCGTCCCGCCTGCTGGAAGCGAAGGAACCGTGACCGCGCCGGTCTGCCCGTTCACGCTCTGCACCGGGGCCGCAGCCGCAGCGCCGGAGGCGTTGACAAATCCGCTGTCGTTGGTCAGGTCGGACGTTTTGGTCGGGACGCTGATTCCACCGACTGCCTGCTGCACGAAAGCCGTTGTGGCAAGCTGCGTGTTGTTTGTCCCGCTGGCTGCGGTGGGAGCCTTCGGCGTTCCGGTGAAGGTCGGGGAGGCCAGCGGTGCTTTAGCGCCAAGAGCTTGAGTGATGACCTTGTTCTGTACCGGGTTTTCACTGGTGTTGGAAAGCGCCGAATCTACTGTGATTGTGCCGCCCTGCTCCAGTTCAATAATCGCGTCCTGGATCTCGTTCAGGTTTTCTGCTGTGATGACGGTTTCGCCGTCTACATAGATTACTTTGTTCAGTGCCATTGCCTCTCCCCCTTAAAAACCGGTTCCCACCACCGCGATACCCGTCACGGCGGCGAACTGGTAGGTGTCCGTGTTGTCTGTCGTCCCCGCCGTCAGGCGGATTTCCTTTTCTGCTTCGTGCCCCAGTCCGTCCGAAACGCGAACCGTCAGCGGCACGTTGCTGGCCCCGTAGCAGGTCACGCGGTAGGCGTTTTCCTCCACGTTTTCAATGCCGTAGCATCTTGCGGGAGGCCCGGAGAAAGAAAACTCCACTTCCCCGCTCTGCTCCGCCCCGTCCAGGAACCTTGCCGCCCGGATCAGCGCTGTCTCATACTCGCCCAGCAGCTCCGGCACGGTGGTGGTAAAGCCCACGGATTCACCCGTCTGTGCCTCCTCCACGGAAATCTCCATCGTCTGGCTGATTTCCGGGTTCTGGGCCAGCTTCACGGTGATAACCGCGCTTCCCGGCACGATGGCGCTCACGTTGCCCTCACTGTCCACGGTCACGATGTTCGCGTCGCTGCTGCTGAAAAGATAGGAGATGGGGTGTTCCTCGCTGGTGAGCACCGTTTCTCCCATTCTGGTGCTCTTGACGCCGAGTTTCTGCGTCCCGCCCGCGGTCATGCTCCGCGCCCCGGTGATCCCGATGTCCCACCGGAAGCTCTCATAGTCCGCGCACTGCTTCTCCAGGCTGTCCTGGGGCAGCGGGGCGCTCCGCTCAATGGTGAAAGTCAGCAGATGGACGCTTTCCTGATCGTCGGTAAACTCCCGCGTGAAGTCGTTCAAACCTCGCATGGAATAGGCTGTTTTCCCCAGAATGATCCGGGTGTTCTCCTGAAACGCCGCGCTGTACTCATTGAGCTGGCAGATGCAGGAGATATAGTTCTTCGCCACGATGCTGTTTTCCGTGGCGTGGCTGGCGTTGCCCAGCGTTCCCATCTTGGCGTAGCTCATGGGGACGGGGACGATGTTGCCGTACCAGTCCAGCACGTTGATAACGCTGTTGCACCGGCGGATGATGCCGTCCCCGATGACGCTGCCCATGTTCTTGCCCTTGGAGACGATCCAGGTGTTCCCGGCAAAAGTCAGGTAGGCTCCGATGGGAACGGTATCAATGGATACCGGCTTGATGATGTGCAGCTTCATCCAGTCGTCCGGCATGGTTTCGCCCGTGGACGCGGTTGCCGCCGGAGAGACGCGGATTCGCACTTTCCGCCAGTCGTACCAGTCGCCGCCGTCGCTCACGCCCTGGCACAGCGCGTCGTACACGTTGGATGCCGAAGGGCCGATCTCCTGGGCATAGAGCCGCGTCTGCTCGGCGAAATACTGCTTCTTCAGCCCCTCGTCATACCGGCTGGCCTCGGTTTTCATATACGGCGTGGTTCCGTTCACCATGACGGAGTTCCGCGCCAGCTTATTCAGGTCCGCCATTCAATCACCTTTCCTCTTAGCCTTCCCCTTGAGGGGAAGGTGGCATCCGGCGTGTCCGCCCGCCGGATGACGGATGAGGTGTCCCCCATCAAATCTTCCAATACTTCGCCATCGCCAGATACTCCACATTGTCCTGATAGGCCCGGAGCATGGCGTAGAGCTGACTGTCAACCTCTCGCTGCCGCGCCGTACCCGCCTGGGTCTGGCTTGCTTCGGAGATGGTGGTAAAGGCGCTGTCGCGGATCTTCGACTGCCGCTCCAGCACGTCGTTGTCGAAGCGGTGCTCATAGCGGTTGTAGATGGCAAAGGCCAGGATGCCCTTTTCCGTCTCGTTCAGGTCCGCGTCAAAGGCGCCGGAAGTATAAAGGTCGATTTCCACCGCTGCTCCGGCTTCATAAGTTCCCGTCAGGGTCACGATCCCGGTCTGGGCGTCGTATTCTGCCGTCACTGGCGTATACTGCACGTCCCCGAAATCGTCCTCCGCGATGATGCCCACGGAAAACACCGTGGCTCCGGTCACGCCGGTGTCCACGGTCTGGTCATCGCCCTCGATCGTGGTGTAGCTTACGCTTTCAAACTGGGGCGCGGTGTAAGCCGCCAGCTTCGCCAGCATCTCGGGCGGTCTGTTGAATTTGGGAATAGCCTCCACCATATAGGCCCGCATCCGATTGAAAAAAACAGGGAGGCGGTTTGCCTTGTCCCAGTCCAGGGAAAGATCGTTCTTAATGAAAGTCGTTGCTCTCAGTTCCAGCTCTTCCCAAGTGGTTCCCATGCTTTTCGCCTCCTTGAATCAAGTATTTATAATGTTGCGGTCATGCCGCGTCTTGTCCCGTTCAGATGGATGATCGGCGTGTCCAGCGAATTCGGCTTGAAGCCCTGCAATTCGCCATATCCGCCGTACTCCAGCAGGCTGCTGGTGTTCACGAATAGCCGGTCGATCTTGCTCACGCTGGAATTGGACCCGCTCACCCGGTAATAGGCATTTTTCGTGATGACCGGGGTATGCGTGTGCGAATGAACGTAGATGTCCGCGTCGATGATGCTTGCCATCTGCACCAGCCTGTTCACCTTCGCACCCTCCGTCCTGCCGCCCCCGCTTCCGTGTTCGCAGAATATGGTGTAGCAGACAGGCCGCTTGTGCTGTGTCCTTGCGTGTTCTCCAAAACGGACAAAAAGCAGCGTTGAGGCATTGGAATAGCGGTCCCCGATTTGAAGCTGCTGGCAAAGGATATGGCTGAAGTCTATGCCGTCCGTTTTCCAGATACGAAGCTCATGGTTTCCCGGTTGGATCGACAGGATGCGGTCCTTCGCCGGTCCAAAGATCTTTACGCACTGTTCCAGACCCTGCATGGGGGTGAGATTCTGCGAGTAGATATCGCCGATGCTGTTGCGCACGGCCATGTCTACAAGGTCGCCGTTCAGGATCACGAAGCGGTTTTCCTCCGCCATCACCCAGTCCAACTGTTCCTTCAGCTTTTTGAAGTCGCTGTGGATATCTCCGATGTGCGTGTCTGCCAGGGGCAGAATGTGGATCTCCTCGAACTTGCCCAGGTCGTGCTTGATTACCTTCACACGCTAATCCCCTTTTTTCGGCGGCCCCGCCACCGCCGGTTCTCCCGTGCTCCCAGCGCACCGGGGCACACTTCCTTTTATTCTGTTCGACCCATCTCCAAACACAGCACAGCCATATAGACCATGCCGTTCAACGCTCGGTAGGGAAGCGTTTGTGGCGTTGGCAAGCCCTTGCAAACCCCGCCCGTGTCGCGATCACATTCTCATCCTCGGCTTATTACGGAGTGAACCGCCGCGAGGATTCTTTGCACAAGCGAACATTCGGGCGATTCTCCAAATGCTCTTGTGCCTGGGCCACCTGGTGGAAGGAGGCGGAGTCGAACCGCAAGCGAGGACCCGTCCCTCCCATATTTGCCGGGTTTCCACCGGCTCACCGCTTGAATTATGCCCGGATGCCGTCCGAAACGGCACAGCGGTCGTGCGGGAGAAAGGATGCTGATGAACTACAGAGAAAAAGTGGAGCTGCCGGAGTGATTTGAACACTCGGCCTGCGGGTTACAAATCCGCCGCTCTGCCAACTGAGCTACAGCAGCGTATATCAGTTCTTCACCGGTAGCTGTTTTACCTTCTCCATCAAAGCGTTCAGGAATCCGTTGCCGTCCAGCACGTCATGGTAAACCCCGTGCATGGCGATCAGGTCCGCAAGCTCCTCTGAAGTGATGCTTCCCCGGTTCAGATAGGCGTTCCCCAGATGCTTGATGCGGTCGTACATCAGCATCCGCATGGCGATTGTCAGGTTGTCGAGCGTCTTCTTGATGTTCTCCATCTCCGTCTCCGCTGCCTTTTCGTCTTTCTCTTTCCGGTCTTCGCTTCGGTCTTCCTTGGCAGCTTTCCGATTCAGCCACCAGGTAATAAGCCCGAAAAGGCCAACGACGATGGAGGAACCTACCGCTCCGCCCAGGATCGTCTGCAAAGTACTCATGTCCGTTGCCCTCTTTCCGTTTTGCCCGGGCCGGATTTCTCCGGCCTCGGGCCTCTTGGTCTCTGAAATAACTTACTTACTAAGCTGCTTGCCGATCTGATGTGCGCCGGTAGCGGCAAGGCCGCTCACGATGCCGATAGCGATAGCGTCCAGAATATTGTCGGCGGGGAACGTAGGCATGACATAGCTTGCCACGACGCCCAGAGCGCCGCCGAAAATCCCGCACAGGACCGGGATCCACTTCTCGTCAAGCGCGGTCAGCTTCACGGCCTCCGCGATCACAAAGCAAATCACGGTAATGGCCCAAACGGTAATGCCTTCCATAATATTTCCTCCTGCGTCTTACAGCGACGCTTTATTGATTGCTTCCAGGATCGGCGTAAACGCGCCCTTCCCGTCGGCATAGTCCTTCTTGCTGATGGCGTTCAGCGCTTCGATCCTGTCCCGCGTCATGCGGTTGTCGCCCTCTTCAAAGGCTTCCAGGAACCGCGCCGAAACCAGCTCCCGGTGCTCCGGGCAAAGGTCTTCAAAAACGGCCTTAACCTCGCTCACCGGCCCTGTAAAGAACCAGTTGAACAGTCCTTCGTTCAGCAGGACCTCGCCCTGCTTGTAGTCCACGCCGTACTGCTCTCTCTGCTCCTTGTTCAGCCCGTCCAGCACGATGAATTTCCGCTTCTTAAGAAGTTTCATCACCAGCGGGGTCAGGAACGTGCCTTCAAAGTCCGAAAGCTTCACGCTGAAGCGCCGTCCGCTGCCGGAGATGATGCGGCCCCCGCCGATGGGGATTTCGTTGTTGGCGATCACGCTGTCCAGATACAGCAGTTTCACCATCGGTTCCTCATAGTGGGGCTTCTCTGCCTTCACCGGCTGGATCTCCGGGAAAACTTCGGTCACTTCCACCGGCTTCGGCTCCGCCATCACGGCTGCGGGCTTCTTCGCGGCGGTCGGCTTCTTCGCCGTCCCCGCGCTCCTTGTGGTCTTCTTCTCTGCCATGTTCATATCCCCTTTCTTATGGCATCAAAACAGTTCTTTCACGCTTGGGGGCGGGATTTCCCGCCCCCTTTTTGAGGATCAGGTGATGGACTCGATCAGGCCAATGCGAGAGCTGAAGGCCGGAGCAATATCGGCGCTGGCGTACTGGAGAACTTCGATTCTGCCGGTAGCCATGATGTCGTCGCCAGCGGTCAGCTCGATGCTGCCCATCTCCAGGCTGTTTTCCCAAGCCATAATCATGGGAGCGTAGCGGTCGGAGGCGCGGGCGGCAATGATGATCTCGTCGGTGGGCCACACGCTGGTCAGGGTGGTGTTGATGGTCTTGGGGTCGGCCACGGGATGGATCTCATACAGCATCACGCCGTCGTGAGACATCAGGTAGCCGTTCTTGAAATACTCGTTGCCGAGCTGCATCATAATGGCGGAAGCCAGGGAAGCATTGTCGGGGAGTACCTTGCGCAGGGCCAGGAAATCGCCGTAGGCAATCAGCTGGTCGCGGCGGACGCGGTTGGCCAGAGCGACCTTCTGGCACAGAGTAGCCCAATTGTTGTCGGTGTAGCCGGTAGCCTTGAGGGCGGCGGGAACGTACTTGGCCTGAGCGGCGGCAGCGGTGAAGGCGGTGGTGAACTTCTCCATGACCTTGGCGGCATAGCCACCGGCCATAGCGGCCATCGTGTCCACCAGGTTCATGCCGTTGCCGACCATCTGATACCAGTTGATGCTGGCACGGGCGGCGAAGGGCTTGGGATTGAGGGTGATGGTGGCTGCGTACAGACGGTCCTGGGGAACGCTGCGCAGAGAAGTCCAGGTGGCGTCCTCCCACTGGATGACGGCGTTGGAGCTGATGGCGGCGGTGTAGGTCTTGCCGGGGTCAACAGTCACGACGGAAGCCATCTCGCCCACGATCTCGGAGATGAGATACGGGGTGACGGGGTACATGATCTCGTTCATGGCCACGGACAGGATGTGCAGGAAGTTCTTGTCCTTGGCAAGGCCGATGCCGGTGAAGGTGCTGCGGTCGTTGCGGTCGGTCACGCGGCCGTCCTGGTCGCGAACGATCTTGGCGCAGAAGTACAGCATATCGTCGCTCCACTTCTGGGCGGCGGAGCTGAACTCGCCGTTGGACTTGAACAGAGAACCGAAGTCCTCGGCCTGACGACCGGCGTTGATGAGGGCGCGGTTCTTGGCGCGGCCCATGTGCTCCAGGAGCAGGACGCGTCCTTCGTGGATCAGGTTCTCCCTCTGGTCGGAAGAAACCTTGGTGTTCGCGCACATAGAGAGCGCGGAATTGAGCTTCAGTTTATCCATTGTGTTTTCCTCCTTCTTTCAGGGATTAGACCTTGCGGCACAGGAGGTTGTAGCGGCTGAAAGCGCCGTAGTTGGCCTCCGTGAACACGTCGATGCCGAGAGCGGCGTCCAGCTCGAAGTAGATTGTGCCCGCAACGGACGGGGCGGAGCTGGAACCGACGAGGTAGCCATTGGAGACGGTGGCGTACTTGTTGGTGGTGGTCACGATGGTGGAGAAGTTGCCGGGGCCGAAGGCGTAGGTCTCACCGGGGATGGCCTTGGTGTAGGTGCAAAGCTCACCGGCGGGAGCGCCCAGACCCAGGGTTTCCACGCCCACGGCGAAGAGGTTGGCAGCACCGAAGGGAACGCGCTGCACGTCGCCCTGGTTGCAGAAGTAGATGTCCTTCGCACCGTTGGTGGCGATGGTCATCTGATAGCCGCCGCCCACCATGTGGTCGCCCTTGAAGCAGCACAGGCCAGCGTCGGCGTCGGCGGTGATGAAGGAGCTGCCGGAAACGGAACCGTAGAGACCGGGGATGTTCTGGAGGTCATCGTTGCGGTTGTTCCACATTCTCGGCAGGAAAGCGGTAGAAGCAGTAAAAGCCATTGTTGTTTCCTCCCTTATGGATTTTATTCTTTGGCCGCAGCGTCAGCGCGGAGCTTGTCGGCCATAGTCAGAACCTGGGCGCTGTTGTTCTTGCCCTGGTTCCAGGTGTGGAAGTGCTTTTCCTTGGCCTTGTCGGCGGCGTCCTGCTTGGCCTGCTCGGCCATGCACAGAACGGCGACCTCGTTGGCGACCATCTTATCGCCGACCCAGTTGCACTCCTTGTCCTCGCAATCGGTGAACTCACCGGCGTCGATCCGGCTGTTCAGACCATCGAGGATATCGCAGTTGAATTTGCGGTCTTCGTCGCGGTTCGCGTTGAACTTGTCCAGCGCGGCCTTCGCGGCGTCCTTGGCGGCCTGGAGTCTGCGGGCCTTTTCCCGCTTCTCCATGCCCTCCAGCTTCTCGGTGAGAGACTGCTTCTCGGCTTCCAGGGCCTTCACCCGCTCTTCGGCGGTTTTCAGGCTGTTCAGCGCGGGAGCCATCACCGTGTCAAGGCTGGCCTCGGTCTCCATCTCGTCAGCCTTGAAGCTCACGATGGCGGAAGCGGCCTTGATACGCTCGGGGATCACGTTGCCCTTGTCGGTCTCGGAGAAGGCGTAAAAGAAGGGAGCGTGGTCGGCGCTGAGAAGCGCCACCCTCATGCCGTCCTCAGAGAGACCTACGCAGGTGTAGCCCTCAAAAGCCTTCCCGGCTTCTGCGAGCTGGCGCATAGTAGGAATCATGGTGATTTTCTTCCTTTCTTTTGGATTGGTTGGTTTCTGGGTCTCCGGCTCTTTCTCTCCGATGTAGGAGGCAGCTTTCAAAATCTCGTCTTTCATGCTGCTTCGGAGCTCGGCAAGGGACTTGATGGACGCCCCGGCCACAGCCGGACTGACCCCATCTCCGAGGACCGTTACGCCGAGAACAACGTACTCTTCCTCAACGTCGTAACTGTTCTCTCTATGCTCTTTGGTCACAAGCGTCTCTATGCTGACTTCCATACCGCCGCCCTGTCCGGCGATCTTTTCCACCAGCTCCCTGGAGTACCAGGTCCATAGATAGCCTGTCACCACAACCCACTTGGTATCTCCCTCCGGCTCGATGCGGATGTTCGCGTCCTTGGGGATCCACCCCACGATGCGCTCCGAATCGGCGCCGGTGAAGGAGGCGTACTGTTCCCCGGTCTTGGGGTCGATACGCATATCAAAATTGTGGCCGTCACCGATCACTTTGCCGTCCCGCAGATATGCGGTCAGGATCGGAATGTTCTGAAATTCCGGCAGATGACTTTCCAGGTTGATGTACTTCCAGCCGTTGCGGTTCACCCGATCGTTCAGCGCCCAGACTTCCACGCGGTACAGCTTCCGGTTCACCGCTTCCAGCACCTTCAGTCGTCCAAACTCTACCCGGTGCAGTCCACTTTCGATTTCGTTCATGATTTCTCACTCCTAAGTTACGATTTCGTAACCTTTATGGCAGAAAAACGGCGCTTCACTCGATCTGCGTCAGTTTTTCCAGAATGGCGTTCAGCTTTTCGGTCACTTCGGCATTGATGCTGCCGTCCTCCGCCGGTCTCCCGCCGGGGTCCAGCGTCTGCTTCGCCGTTCCGCTGGCCTGGGGCGGCAGTCCGCTCTCGCTCTGCTTCGCCGTATAGGTCGTCACCAGCGGGATCCTCTTGTCCAGCACGCCGCTCTCCTTCACGATCTCGGATACCGCGATATCCTCAAACGGGCTGATGCCGCACATGGCGTCATAGCGCAGCGTGTCGTTCAGGATGCCAAGCGTCATGCCCTTTCTGGCATTCTCCAGGTCCTTTTCCCGGTCGAACACATTGCCAAACATATGGAAGCGAAGCGGGGTTCTCATGCGCAGATTCTCAAAGATCCAGTTCATGGCCCGCTCGATGCCCCAGTACACCGTTCTGGCGTAGTTGGCATGGATGGCGGCGGAAAGCTGCGCCACGCCAACCTTCGGGTCTTTCGCCGTGGGGATGATGGCGGGGAGTCCCGCCTTTACCACCTGGTCGGAGATCGCCGTGCTGGTGATGTCCGTGTTGGAAACGGTGTCGGAGAGGGTCTGGAGCTTCATGTCGTTGGCCGGGGCCAGGAAAAGCCCGATGCCGCTGGTGTTGTTCTGCTCCAGCATCTGATACCACAGCATCTCGAACATCTTGCGGACGGTGGGGCTGACCCGCACAGGGTCTGCGTCCGGCGCAAGGCCCTTGGTGTCGCTGGTTTCCAGCGAACCGGTCAGCACGCTGGTCAGCGGATTCAGCACAATTTCCAGCTGTGCCGCTTCGTAATTCGGGATCTGGGTCATGGAAACCATCAGGCCCGTGGTCGGGGGAGCCGCGATGGCCGTCCGGTCGTCGATCTCAAATACGATCACGTCCTCGGCAGGCAACGTCACCCAGTACATCCACTCCGTCCCAATCAGTTCCCATTCCGGGTGACCGGCGGTGAAAGAAATGCCGTTGGCGGCAAATTTCTCCGTGTTGATTTGGGGCTTGGCGCTGTTGTAAACCGTCTTGCTCCGGGTCTCCACCACGCTCTCCCATGCCTCGATATAGGGGCGGAAGAGATTGCCGTACTGTCTCCAGTCCGTTCCCGGCATGGCAAAGTACATGAGGTTAAATTCCACCGTGTACTTGCCGGGGCCGTTGTTCCAGCCCACGATCTTGCACCAGTCCATCGGGAGCTGCTGAAGGAATGCGTAGTTTACCTTGTTGTGGCTCTTGTCCACACTGATCTGCGGGGTGTAGAAGACCTTGCCGTATTTCATGCACAGGCCCGTGATTTCGTGGGCCTTGGCGGCAATCTGCATTTCCTCCGCGATCTTGTAGCCCAGCTTCCACTCCCGCATCCGCAGGGCCTTGTCGACCTTTTCCTCTTTCCAGCCCGGTGCGATGTACCAGTAGTACTGCATCATGTCCGGGTAGGTGGAAAGCAGCAGGTCGTAGGTCTTGGTGCTCCAGGCCAGGGACGCGGAGACGGCCCGCAGCTCCGGGGCGCATTCGTCCGGGTTCTGCACAAACTCCGCGATCTGGTCCTTGGTGTAGTTCGCGGGGCGGGTGCTCATCTGCCGCACTCTCGCGTTCTGCACGTCCGGCATATTCAGAAAACCGATGCCGCCAGCCCGCAGGAAGGAAGCGTAGGCCGCCTCAAAGGGGACGTTTCCGCCGTTTTTCTGCCGCAGCTCGGCCAGATGCCGTGCAAAAGCGTTATAGCTGTCCAGATTATTTACTTTCGGCGCTTCCGGCGCTGTTTTCTTCTGGCTCATGCTTCAAATCCCCTGCCATTTCTTTTTCCAGTTCCGCGTCAAAGCGCTTCAAAAACGCGTCCCGCGCTTCCTCCGCCCTTTTGCGGTAAATGGCCTCCTGTTCTGCCCGGATCTTGTCGCTTTCGCTGTAGATCCAGCGCCAGTCGGCCTCCGTCAGATACGGTTTCAGCTCCTCGTCCACTTCCCTGCTGCCCTCCGGCCCTTCCGGCCCGATAAACAGGCAGTGGTCCGCGTTTCCGTAGCTGTGCGGTCGCTCCGATACGATTTCAAGGGTCTCCGCCGTGGTCGGCATCACCCATAGCTTGTTGCTTTTCATTGGATCGCCAGCCTCCCTCGCCGTTTATTGGCCCTGGTTCGCACCACAAAGCCGCTGGTGGCGTTTTCCATCTCCTTGGCGGCTTGTTCCCACTGGCTTTCGTAGTGGTTCTGTGCGTAAAGCTGGTCCCTCTCAAGGTATTGCGCGATTCGGTTGGCGTACAGCAGGCTCGACCACATATCCTTCGGGATATACTTGGAGATCTCCTGCTCCACCCAGCCCGTCGCGGTGTACTTTTTCTGTAGATTGGCGATTTGGCGGCACAGCGCGTTCGTTTTCAAATAAGGAAACTGAATCTTCGCGTCCTGCGTGTCGTCCTTGATGCCCCGCTTCAGCTTGTAGGCTTTTACGCCAGCTTGGAGATCCGGGGTCAGCAGCCGCAGGTTCCCGTTTTCAAACTCACGCTCGATGTAGTCCAGCATCACGCTGTTTGGATCTCGTCCGGTGTTGCCGCCCGCCTGAATGGCGTAGAGGCACGGGATCGCTCCCGGCCTTACCAGCCCCGCAAAGTCCGGGTCTCCGTTCATGGTCCGCAGCGGCGGCAGCCCGTCGCCCAGGTCCTCATGCAAACACTCGATCACGCTCTGGCCGTAGCTTCGGGAGTCAACTACAAGGAACGCGGTGCTTCCCTCGATGCTGTATTCCGCCCAGCGCCGCTTCAGAATGGCTGCGTGTTCCCGCGCCGTCTTCGGCGGTCGCATATCCATGACGTAGACCAGCGATTTCTTGTACCGGTCCCACTTGGCGGTGTTGTACTGGCGCTCGCATTTCAGCACGCTCATGGCGGAGAGGGCGTTTCCCCCGTGGTCGCGGCTCGAAACGTCGTAGCCTACGATATAGAAGGCTTCCTTGTCCCCGCAGTGCCGGTCTTCCATGACCTTCACCACTCTGGACTCCCGTACCACGTTGTCCCGCACGATGGGATTTTCCACGCTGCCGGTGCATCGGCTGTTGCATTCCCGGTCGAATTGCTCTGCCGTCAGCCGCTTGCGCAGCATCTGGTAGTAGCTCATCTTTTTCATCCGGCACAGCACCGGGACCTGCCAGGGAATGCTCAACGCAAAGGCGCTTCCGCCCTCCTGCATCTCCTGCCGCACGGATTTATATACGGAATAGCTCTCGTTTTCCTGCCGGGAGCAGGAGGAGATGTAGTGGATCTGGCTGTCGATGTGGCTCGGAACGCTCACGCCGTTGGCCTTGTGCTCCAGGCGGTTGGTTCCCAGCACGATCTGGTTGAAATCCGTCCAGTTGAACGGGTTTCTGTCCTCCTGGGCGCATTCTTCTGCCACCACTCCGCTGGTGTCGATGCCTCGGTCAATGTCCATGATGAACTTTGACCCGTTGATGGTAGCAACGGCAAAGCGGTCGGTGGAGTCGTTGATCCTGCGCCAGTGCGCCGCCAGCAGCGGCACATTCCGTTCCCACCCGGCAAAGGCCTTGGAAGCCAACGGAGCCGCCTGCTTTTCGGAAGGGGCGTAGTAGCCCGTGATTTCTCCCGGCCACAGGATTCCCTTGTTGCACTTGTCGGAGATCAGGCAGCTTGTCTTGCCGTAGCCGCGGGAGGCAAAAGTAAAGGTCTCACGGCATCGCGCCATATAGCGCTTGGTGACGCGGTTCATCAGACTGTTGGAGTATTCCGCCCGGTCGCCCTCGCAAATATCTTCCATGATGTCGGGGTAGGCGCGGAAAAACGAGACAATCAGGTTCCATTCCGGCGTGGCGAACTTGGAATAGTCAACGCGTTCCGTGGTGGAAATCTTCACCATTCCTTCGGAACGGGCGTTGAATTTATGCGTCCTCGGCATCCTCGTTCACCCCCTTCGCTTTCATGTTCAGGGGTGCAATATGCAGATCCTTGTAAGTCTGCTTTTCAACGTCGTCCGGTTCCTCGGCAAACTCGCCAAGGTTGTCCTGGATAGCAAAGTCGTCCGGTAGCCGGTCCAACTCCGCGTAGCCCTCGTTGGTCCTGGTGGCGTTCACGATATACAGGAGCATCTGGTCTGCCGCGTCCCGGGTGTAGCCGTACTTGGTGTGGAAAACGTGCTTCGCCAGCTTTTCCAGCAGCTCGTCATAGCTAAGGCCCAGCAGACCGGCCCGTTCACAGGCCAGCACGATGTCGTCCAACCGTACCCGGTCCTGCGGCAGCTCGTCCTTCTTGCGGAGCTGTTCGCCCTCCATCTCTGCCTTGATGATGTCCTCCAGGCGCTTGGCCTCGTTGAACTCGCCCTTGAAAATGGAGTACTGCTGCTCCAGCTTCATCACGCAGATATTGCGGATCGCCATTTCGATCTGCTTGGTCACGTTCACCCGGTTTTCCGTCAGCGCGTCGTAGAATTTGTCCAGCGCGTCGTAGTCCTCCTGCGTGTAGGGGCGTTCTTCCGGGCCGTAGCCCCAGTCCTTCACCTGACCGATGTGGCCTTTTTTGTATTCCTCATCGTTCAGCATCTCGTCGTCCACTTCCAGCGTGGCGTATTCCCCGCCAAAAGCCTTCGTGATGTCCGTGATGCCGTCCTTGAAGCATTGATAGCCGCCCCGGTAGCTGTCGGCCTTTGCGTCCTTCAGCGCCAGCAGATAGCCGGTAAAGGGTTTCTTTCCCGTCTGGTCGAACTCCTTGGCCTTTTCAAGCAGTTCCGGGCGGTAGGGCATGGAAAACTGGCAGCAGGTCATGAACAGGGCCAGCTTGTAGCCCAGCGAAGCAGAATTATACTTGTAAAGCCGCTCCATGCACTTCCCGCAGTAGGGAACCAGACCGCCGCCAAGGTTCTTCGGGTAGCGCCAGCCCTCTTTTTCATCCAGTTTTTCTCCGCAGACCGCGCAAACCCGCGCTCCGCTGAAAAATTGCTCCGCCATCTCAAACTCCCTTTTCTGGCTACGCAAAAAGCCGCAGGCAAAACTACCCGGCGGCTTGTTCTATTTCTCTATCCACCCCCAAATAAACCCATAACAGCTTCGCTGTCAACGAATATTCGCAGATGTAACGCACTTATTTGCAAAAACAGACCGGGGATTTCTCCCCGGCCTGTCATCTCTTCTTCGGATCATAGTCCTCAAAGCGCGGAACGGACTTGAAAATGATTTTCACGATGTACTGCTCCCTCTATCGCTTCCATGAAACACAACAACCATGCTCGGAAACGGCGCGTTTACAGAAGACCCGCTGAATCGGATTCTTCCTTTTACAAACCGAATTTCTACATTGTCCTTGTTGTAGATGTAGTCGTGAAACCATCTTGTTTCCGTGCGAGATGGGATCAGCATGACGACGGTAACGCCTTTTTTTGACTCTTCCGACGCTTTTTTTACCCACTTTCCGAGCTGTTTGCTATATGGTGGATTGCACCATACAGCCCCTGTTCTTGCAGCCCCATTGGTGGGATTTCCGTCAATTTGTCCTCCGCCCCCCCCAATTTTGAGACAAACCATCTTCTTTTTCAGTATAAAAGTTCTCGCATTTTGCATTTTCACTTGTCGCGGCGACGTCCAGGACAAAGTGAAATTCGCGGTCAAGCTCGTTGAAAAACGCTTGCGGCGTTTCCCAGTCCTGCCTGTTGCTTGTCAGCATCCCTTTGTTCACCGTCCGTAAACCTCCCTTATTTTTTCCATGATCTCCTTTGCGGTTCCCTTCCCGATGCCGGGAACCTTCAGCAGCTCGTCCTCATTCAGCTTCGCCACCTCGCGCACCAGCCGCAGATTCCAGCGGTAAAGTCCGTTGTAGGCCCGGACGGAAAGCCCAAGCTCCTCAATGCCCATCGGGTTCGTTGCCGCTTCGATGACCTCTGCCGCCCGGTTCAGCACGTCCGGCAGATTGATGGGCACTTCCCAGATATTTGCCTCCGCCCACTCGGCGTATTCCCGCAGGCTGGCAATCAGCGCCTCATTCGTCACGTTTACCCCGCTCCTTCTTCACGGTGTAGAACAGTCCGCAGGACGTGCAGCGGATCAGGTCGCTCTGGCCCTTGGCATGGACATAGTAGAGTCCGCCGCCGCAGAGGGGGCATTTGTGGCGGAAGTGCCTGGTTTTCTCTTCCCGCAGCTCCGGGACTACTTTTTTTGCTGTCGGTAGCCATTCGTCTTTGTAGACCGTGCGGATCCTCCAGAGAACCTCTGAGAAGTCCAGCGTGGTATACATCTCCGCCCCTTGCACGGCAAATTTCTCGATCAACCGCATCTCCGCTTCGCTGTCTGAAAATCCTTCGCACAGGGCCACTTCATAATCGTAGGCCGCTTTCTCCAGCACGGCATTGGCAAGGCGTTGCAAACCGGGGCCGAACTTCTCCGTGGTCTGCTCCATCTGCTTCCACAGTTCGTCCGCCTTTGCCCCAAGCTGGTTCTGCACGGCGCGGAGTTCCTGAAATGCAAGGTCGTAGGCCTGGTCAAATTCTTCATTAGTCTCCGCGATCTTTTTCAGATGGGCTTTTCGGTCTCTGGCCACTTTCTGGGCCGCTTCCTCCACCATGCTTTTCGCTCTCTCATAGATGAGGGACCGCTTCAAAAGCTCGTCGCCCTTCTCCTGCTTCTCGCTGAACGAGTCAAAGCGCTGTTCGTCAATCATTCTTCCTGCTCCCTTCGTCAATGGAAATCAGTTCGTTTTTGCTAAAGGTCGCGCCCCAGGGGAACTCCGGCGTCGGGGCCAAGTGCCACATATCGGTGTCCGGGCGGTAAAGGAACACGCCGTTGATTTTTCGCGGCGGCTGATTCAAAAACTGCACCGTCGCCGTCCCCTCCGCCATCTTGTACCCTTCCACTACCAGCATGGTCATTCTCCTTCCTCGTTGACCCACCAGCCAACGCTCACGTCCCCGGTCACGGAATTCCTGAGGATCTGCACCGTACAGTTGGGATAGGTCTCCACTTCGTCATAGATCGCCGCGTGGACTTCAATGATCTTGTCCTCGTTCATTCGGCCCTCCTGTTCCATTTTTCAACGAACTCCAGAAGAGTTTTCGTTGGCTTCCCGTTCTCCGCCTTGCCGAAGTGCATATAGCCAAACATTTCATTCTGGCTTAAAAAGCATTTTTCATCGTGATTGTCGCGCAGAAACCAATACCCATTTCTCCAGTATTCCGGGACATTGCCTTTATAGATAAACGCTTCCATTTCTGCGCCGCAGAACGGACACGGTTTAATTTTTGGCGCATCGTTCATGCGATCCGATACTCCTTCCACCGGGTCGGCTCCCCGAAGCGGTTCTCCCCGGTCTTCCACTCCCCGATGATTGGGAATCCCGCTTCCTTCAGCCGCCGGATGTATTCCGCCAGCCTGGAGCAGCCCAGGTCACGGTTCGCCCTCTGTTGGTCGATGCTCCCGTTCTGCTCCATGTACTTCAAAACCCGCTCTTCGGTTTTCAAGCAGATTCTCCTTTCGTTTCCTTCAGGCGCTTGATTTGCTCCTGCAAGCACCTGATTTCTTCTTTCTGTGCTATAACCCGCTTCCGCAGATTCAGCAGTTTCATTTTCTCTTTATCAGTCAGCATCTTCGTCCTCCGGGAAATGGTATCTGGTCACGGCTACCGCGTCCTTCTCAATTTCGCTGGCCCATCGTGCCGTTCCCTTGCCGTTCACTTCTTCCCAGCACAGCGGGAATCCTCCTTGTCCGTCGAAGAGACTCCCAAGCGTGGGAACCGTCTCATACTGTGCTGAGATTCGTCTGGTCAGCCAGGACCACCACGGTCTGGCAATCGAATTCCCCTGGAGCCGGTAGCGTGCGGAGTCGGAAAGCTCTTTCACTTTCCCGTCCTCATACAGTCCGTACTTGCTCCAGTCATCAGGGAACCCCTGAAGTCTCTCACATTCGCTATTCAAGCGGAGTTAATCTTCTAACTACGCTTTCCATAGCATCACCACCTTTCTCACTAATCATCGGTCTCTCCTTTTCCTGGGCGGTCAGCGTGGTCGCCGTCCCGTCTGTTGTGATTCCGTTGTGACCCTTGCGGTCGGAAAGCAATATCGGCTGTTCATGGCTTGCGTTCAGACAGCAGCACCCCCCCCCCGCATGAATCCGGCGTTCGCCTGGCCCGATTCCATTGTCAAAGGTTCCATTTTGAATCTCCTCTATCGGGGTTTCCACCACCAGATTCGCTTTCGTGGAATCACCCCCCCCAGGTACGCGCAGCGTTTCCGCCACGTCTCCCGCACTCCACCAGCCGAAGCCGGTGTTCTGATAAAAACTACTCTTCTTCATAAGTCAGCACGATTGCCGTGTAATCCGTCACCCGGTTCTGGTGATCTCCTGTGATGGTTGGGGAAATACCCCCCCCCACCGTTGCCTCTGGCGTCGAAGATCAGCGGCGGGTGTCCGTGGTCTTGCGCCCGGAGGGTCGCGGTCATTTCAACGGTTACTTCCATGACCGCCCCCCCTGATCGTTCAGGACGATGACTCCACCAGCACCGCGTCCCGGCTCTGACCGCCGTTCTCGTTCGCGTTCAGACTGTGCCATGCTCCCTCACTTCCGTAGATTCTCGCGCTCTGTGCGTCCCATGGGTTCATTGCCCCCCCCCGAAGTCCGCACGACGTTATTCAAATTCAGGCTCGTACCGCCGCCGTCCTTTGCTTGCAGCGTCCCGTTGGTGTCCGGGCTTTCCGTTCCGTTCCGGCAGTCCACCGCCATGACATAAGTCTGTTGTTTTATTCCCGTCTCCGCTGCCAGTGCCCCGGAAAGATCGTTCAAGTCCCGAACTTCATCCCTCTGATTTTGTGCAAAAGCCAGCACCACGGGCTTCTGATTGCCGCCTTCGCCTCCCCGAATCGTCGGGCTTTTCTCTTTCTCATAGCCAATAGACCTTGCTTTTTCGCTCTGCCCGAAAGAGAATCTGGCTGCCATCACTCCATGCCGATCAGCGGCATCCAGCGTGTGCGCCACATTTTCGGAAATGCCGCTTCCGTTCTGTTTCGCGTCACGGTCAATCGTATTTCCCTGAATGGAGTACGCTCTGGTTGTTTTGGGTTGAGAGGGCTCCTGTGTGCTCACACTGAATGAGGATTCCTTTGCCCCCCCAGGTTTACCGGCTCGTTCTTGGAAAGAGATTGTGCTTCCAGAGCCGCTTTCAGTTCCGGCGGCAGTTCCTTGCCTCTCCGTTCCGCCCGGTTCAATATTCCCTGACACGCTTTCGCAGACAGGCGGTACTTCTCGTCCGCCTCTGCCAGAATCTGGCTCAGTTTCGTTGGATTCGGGATTCTTGGCGTCTCTCCGATATTGAGGGTCAAACAGCAGTTCCGCAGCGGAGAGCCCGTTGAAGTCGGCCAAAACACAAAGCCGTTTCCGCCGCTGCGGCACTCCCCAATGTTGAGCGTCGTGAAGCCGATAGGCAATGGACCACCCCCCCAGCTCATCGTAGATGCACCCGGCTTTTGGCCACTTTCCTTTTTCAGGCAGAGGCACATCAGGGGCGCTCGGTTCGACGACCCGGACGAACTCCGTGAGGACGGCCTGGAAGTCTTTTCCTCCGTTGGAGCTGAAGGCTCCGGGGACATTTTCCCAGATGCAATATCGGGGCCGAATAAGCAGACCTGCCCGTCCATGATTTCGTTCATTCTGTCTCATCTCCTTAATTATCCTGACCTGTTCCATAAACAGGCCGGATCGTGTGTATTGCAGTTCATGCCCGCATTCCGGGCAGACAGTTTCCTCTGCGTTTCCCACGGCTTTCCATCCGCAGACGGGGCAGGCTTTGCTCATCCCGCTCCGCTTTCCGGCCACGCTTAGATCCTGGCTAACAGGGTGAGCCGCCGGTAATCACGTCAACAGGTTCGATCTCATAGCCGCTGATCTTTGTGATATCTCCCAAATGCTTCACCCACCATCACCTTCCTTTCGTTTTCATTCATTGTTTGGTTCTGTTTTCGTATCTTTTGCTTCAAAAAATTACGCCGTTTCGATAATCACGCCATGCTCGGCCAGCAGCTTGCGCTTCAGGATAAAGGTCTTGGTCTCGGTGCCGCGTCTGCCGCCGCCCTTGGTGTCGATCACGACCTCCCGCCATTTCCCGTCCTCCATCCGCTCAAAAACGAAGTCGGCCAGGTAGGAGATGGCCCGGAACCGTTCTCCGGTGTAGGCGTCGGTGTACGCCGGTTTCAGCAGATATTGATACTGTAGCTTGATGTTCCGTACCGTCCCGGCCTTTTCCAGGATCAGAAGGTTGTCGTAGTAGGCAGCTTCCTTCTTGGAGCCGAACTTGATGCACTCCCCATTCGGCAGCAGCCGTTCCGTCGGCGTATTCCGGTATTTCCGCTTCGGCTCTTTCTCCTGCGGAAGACCGACCATTTTCGTGGCATCAGGTAAATGGTTTTTGCTCCCGACATTTGTGCCGGTCGCACCGCGTTCCTTCGCCGTCTGCTTCTCCAGCAACTTTCGCAGCCCCGGCGGGCAATCCTCCAGGGAGTCAAAATGCAGGCCGCTCACGCCATAGCCTCCACTTTTTTCAGCCACGCGTCGATGGTCTCATGCTCCATCTCCATGCCCTCCCGGATCACCTGCGTCCGCACACTGTTGGAGATCCGCATTTTCATGCTCTGGTCCAGGCCGGTCCACAGCTCCTTGTGCTTTCGGTAGTAGGAACCGAAACGCCTCTCCGTGCTTTCCCGGTATTCCTGGTTCTCCTGGTCGGTCCACTCCGGCTTGTTCATGGTGTAGTAGCTCGTCAGCACCATCATGGCGCAGATATTGGCCGCTTCCTCGTTCTTCCCGCGCCGCAGATACTCGTCCACCAGCGCGTCGTTGCTGTCGATGAAATTGGCGTAGGTCTTCACCATGTACTTGGGGTCATGGCGGCAAACGGAATCATCCCGCCAGCGCCAGAGGTAAAACGGGTATGGGCAATCCTTGATATTATCGCTCAGATTCAGCGCCAGGGAGTTGAAATAACTGTCCTCGTGGATGGTCAGGTCCTCGTTCCAGCGGATCTTGTTCTCGATCAGGTATTCCCGCCTCCAGACCTTCCCGTGGACAAAGGTGCTGTCGTTCTCCCGGTTGATGTAGATGATCTCCCCGGTCTTCGGAATCCGCGTCTCTTCGATGAACAGGCTCCGCAGGCCGTCGAACTCGCCAAGCGAGAACTCCCGGAACAGGATCCACAGCCCGCAGGCGTTATAAAAAATATCGTCCGCGTCGCACCACATGACATATTCCGCTGTGGCGGCGTCCAGCGCCGTGTTCCGCGTTGCGCTCACGCCCCTGTGCGGCGCGAGAATGTACTGGATGCGGAACGGATAGCCCCGAAGAAAATCTTTGTGCAGGATCACGTCGCTGCCGTCGTTCACGATGATTACGCCAACTTCGTTTTCCAAATCCACGTTCTGCTGAATGGCAATACTGTCCAGCAGTGGGCGAATGACCTCTTCGTGCTCTTTATACTGAGGCACAAGAATTTGTAGTTTCATTTTTCACTCCCCTATCATTTTCATGCTCCCGCTCACCAGCGAGATCGTCTCCAGCACGGACGGCGGCAGCAGGGACCTTTCCTTCTCCCGCTGCTTTTCCACGCGGTAGTTCCGCATGAAGTTGGACGCTACCACAGAATTTACTGTCTCTGCGTCCATCTCCGCCCATGCTTTCAGCTGCTCCGGTGCTCCTACCACGCGCTGTACTTCCGGCGGGAGTTTCTCAAACTCCTTCTTGTAGCCGTACAGCCCGTTCCGGCAGGCCTTTTCCACCATCGCCCACGCCGCCTGTTCCGAAAGCGTGCCGCTTGCCTGCTCTCTCGCAAAAGCCAGCCGCTCCTTCACTTCGCCAATGGTAGGCGTGAAGCCTTCCTTCCTGGTCGAAATCAGAGCGCCGACCGCCGCGTTAACCTCTGCGTAGCTCTCCGCGTCAAACATCGTCTGCCAGATGTCGATCATGGCGTTCGCATCCCTGGCGGACAGGTCCTTGAACGAATGGGGATATGCCGCCTTCAAAACGGTCAGCACCTGGATTGTTTCATTTCTGTCCACGTTCTTCCTCCAGAATCTTCAAAAAGATGTTGTTCGTGTCGGCCCCGGCGGTTTCCGCAGAGGCTCGCTTCGGTCTGTCGGAGTAGTTCCCTTCCAGGACTTTTGGGAAATTGTTTGGGAGCACAAACCAGTCGAACGTGATATTGAACGGTTTCCTCGTCTTTCCCATCAGGAAAGGACTCTCCTGGATTTTCCCGATTGCTTCCAGCACCGTATCGACTCCGTATTCTTTGATTCTGGCCCTCAGACTCTTTCCCCTCTTGCTGTCGGGAGTGATCTTCTGCACCTTCGGAATTCCATCAATGGCGTTCCAGGCGTCCACGATGCGTTGCACGTCAGTGCAACAATCAGTTTCGTCAGAAACTGACGGGTCTCTCGTTTCTTTACTCTCTATTCTCTTATCTCTAATCTCTAATCTCTTATCTCTTATCTCTGTATGGACATTTTCGTGGACATCCTGTGGACATTGTCCACACCCGTCCGGCAGGGCAGGCTGTGTGGCCTTCCCGCTCCGCTGGAGGCGTTTCTGCTCCGCATAGTCTGTTTCAGACCCGATCAGGTTCTTATGGTCGGTCATGACCAAAACACCGTCCACGTCCCGGTAGACAAGACCAAGTTTCATAAAGAGACTGAGTGCCACGTTGATGGTGTCGGCGGTAAACCACTTGGTATCCCGCTGGATCTTCTTCACGTCATAGGGGATGATTACATCCCCTATCGTGCGGGAGAGCCGCCCTTCCGTGTTGATACTCATGAGATGGAGCATCTGGTAAAGAACAACGTAGTTCGCGCCGTCCGGCTGACTCATCAAAAAGTCAACGGTATCGGAAGTCATGAAGTTTTTCTTCAGACGCAGCCAATAATATGTTTTTCCGGTTGCCAAACCACGTCACCCCACTTTAGAACGGCAACGAACCATCCTCCAAATCCTCGTCGAATCCGGGCGGCGTGAACACCTCATAGCCGCTACCGGGGTTATCGTCCTGCTTCCGGGACTTGGCAGACTCCCGCTTGGCCTTCGGCTCCGCGTCTCCGTTCTCCCTCTGGGCGAAGGCCACGATCTCCACCTTGTCACAGTTGACCTCTGTGGCGTACTTGTTGCTGCCGTCCTTCCCCTGATACTTCCGGGTCTGGATGGAGCCGGTCACGCCCAGCTTGGCTCCCTTCTTGGCATAGCGTTCCAGGAAGGTCGCGCTGTTGTTCCAGGCCACGCAGTTTACGAAGTCAGCGGGCCGGTCTCCGTTTTCGTCCTTGTAGCCGCGCTCCACCGCCAGAGCGAACACAGCCACCGGCTTCTGACTCTGGGTGTAGCGGATCTCCGGGTCTTTTGTCAGACGACCGGTCAAACAAACAACATTCATAGTTCAGATTCCTCCGTTTTTTCATAAGGTTTCGTGATGGCGATACGCACCGCCCAGTCCAGGGTGGAGGGGAGAAGCGCGATTGCGCATTTCCCCTCTTCTTTGCAGAACCACGCGCAGGACTGCGTGCATACTGCCTGCATCATTGGGCAGATCTTCATTGCAGGGCCTCCGGGTATTCGTCCTGCCGGAATTCCTCCGGCAGATCGTCGCCGGGGCCGTCCTCTTCCGTGAAGACCTGCTCCGCCGCTTCCACCGTGGGCTGGACGTTCACATACTCTGCGTTCAGATACCAGCGGTCGTTGCCGTCCCGGTCCGGTTTCTTGTCCAGCGTCAGCGTTCCGGCCACCAGCACACTGTCTCCCTGCTCCAGGCAGGCGCAGTAGTCGCAGAGCTTGTGGTCGTAGTCCCGGCCCCAGGCCTTCACGTCCATCCACTTGCCCTTCCGCTTTCCGGTATCTCCGTAGAGTTTTTCTTCGAAGCCGAACCGCACGGAGAAACTGGCTACCATCGTCCCGCTCTCAAACTGGCGAAACTGGGCGTCCTTGTTGAGCTGCCCCCAGATCAGGACGGAATCTCCAGATTTCAGGTAGCCCACGGCTCACCCCTCCTGGTCAAAGAAGGACTCCGCAAAACTCTCCTGGTCCTGGACCTCCCCGGTGTTCTCGTCCACAGGAACAAAGTCCGCGTCCTGGAATTCCTTGGGCTTCTGGATAGGCGTGTTGTCCGCCGGTTCCTCCATGCCCATCTCCTCTGCCACATACATAGAGCCAAGATCGTTGGGGAAGGCGTTGCGCAGCGCATGGACCATAGCAACCTTGTTAATCATGGTTGCGGGCCGCTCACGCCACTGGGCCTGCGGTTTTCCGTCCTTCATCTTGCAGTATTCCTTGAAGCTTACGCGGGCCTCCACCGGCTCCACATAATCCTTCACAAAGACCTTGCACCAGCCGCCAACGATGGTGTCCGTGTCCAGAACGAACGCGCCAACGCGATCCACCAGATTTCCGTCCTTATCCAGAACGATCACGCCGTCCTGCTTGCCCTGGTAGCGGGGGTTCTTCTCCGCACGCTTCTTGTAAACGTCGGCAGCAACGATCATAGTGGCCGGATCGCCGCTAAATTTGACCAGATAGCACTCCTTCTTCCAGGGGTCAAGGCCAAGATGGGCGCACCAGTTATTGAAAATGTAAGCCTCCGCAGGGGAAGCGGACTTGCAGAAATAGTTCTGCGTCAGCGCCACGGATAGTTCCACGCTGTTCCCGGCAACATCAAACTTGATGGGCTTGTCATCGGTCTTCTGCGCCACAAGGCTCTGCTTGGTTGCCTGGGGTCTTGCTACAGTGTTCTGTGCTTTCATGTCATTTCCTCCTTAGATTTTGTGATATTCGATGCCCTGTTCCGCAAAGAACGCTTTCAGAGCGTGGGCCTGCTGCATGGTGACTTTGACCGAGAACGCCAGGTCATAAAGTTTGGGCTTGGGCGGCTCGTCCTCCTCAATGGGCCGGATGAACTGCGCCGTCTGCATGGGAACCGGCTCCTCGTCCGCCACATCGCCGTCCCCGTCGTTTTCCTGCTCTTGGAAGGTCTCTGCAAGTCTCTCGGCCTTCTTGCGTTCCTCGGCCTCCTGGCGGGCTTTCAGACGAAGCTCCAGCGCGAGCACAGCGCGGAGATCGCGGCACTTGCGGTATTCCTCCAGCATCGCCGCCTCAAACAGGCTGCCCATTCCGGTGATATAGTCGATGTCCTTGGCCGTGTCGGTGATGATGCAGCTAATTTCGTTTTCCGCGTCCTCCACGGAGAAGGAGGCGTTCGTCCACTTGGGATTGCGGATCAGGTTCCAGTCCAGATACTCTTCAACACGGTAGCGGGCGGCCTCAAACTCGAAGGTGCTTTTCAAGTCCGCCATCTTCTGTTCCTTGCGGCGGGCGTCGTAGTCCTTCACCTGGCCGTCGATATTGGAGATACCGGCCTCCACGCGGGACATGAGCTGCTTGGCCTTGTCCTCATACTCGGTGTAGGGCTTCATCCACTCCCGCTTGACAGCGATCTTCTGGGCATTGATGCCGTCTTTCAGCTTCCGAAGCTGCGCCAGGGTCTTTTTCGCGTCCCCGATGCTGTCCTCCGTCACCACCATCTGGGTGTACGGCTCCATCGCCTCGGTCAGATAGGCGTCCACCGCCTCAAAATTGGTCTCGATGTGCTGGGGATTCAGCACCGCAAGGTCGGTAATGACCTCAAATTGGATATCGTTCATGCTTGTGTTTCACTCCTTATTTGAGCATATCTTTGATATCTTGAATAAGAGAAATGATTGCGCCAACTAACATCACACAAACGAGGACCAGCAGCAGCGCACCAACAATATACAGAAGCGTTTTGAATACGACCATTCCGTCACTCCTCCTGCGGATCAAAGGCGTCCAGTTTGGCCTTGTCCGTCTCGACAAATAGAATGTCGCTCTGGTATTTGGCGTTCTTGCCGTAGAGCGCAAGCCCGTGTCCCATTGCTCTGGCGTTAGGCCCGGTGATCTCGATGCGCTCGCTCTTCTGAATCTTGTCGATGATGTCCTCCCGGCTCCAGTCAGCCCCCAGGAAC